ACCGCGTGCCCAACAGCCTGCTCGAAGACTCCGTCGTGGACCTGGCCGACGCGATGGCAGTCGAGGTGGCGCAGTCGTTCGCGGAAGCGTTCGACAACGCGGGCCTCATCGGCGACGGCGGCAGCACGTATCACGGCACGACGGGCGTGGCGACCGCCATCAACGACGGCACGCACACCGCGGGCGTGGTGACGGCGACCAGCCGCACGACGTTCGACGCCCTGACGCTGACCGACTTCACGAACCTCGTGGCTCGGCTTCCACTGTTCGCTCGGCGGTCGGCGAAGTTCTACATCAGCCCGGCCGGCTACGGCTCGTCGATGCTGCGGCTCATGGTTGCCAACGCCGGCAACAACGCCTCGGACATCGCTGGCGGTGCGAACCTCCAGTTCCTCGGTTTCCCGGTCGTTCTCTGCCATCCGCTTCAGTCGGCCCTCACCGGAACGACCGGCACGGTGGCCTGCCTGTTCGGCGATATGAGCCAGGCAGCGACCTACGGCGAGCGGCGTGCGGTCACGATCAAGACCGACGGCAGCCGCTTCATCGAGTACGACCAGACGCTGACCTTCGCGACCGCTCGCGTGGCGATCGTCGCCCACGACCTCGGCTCCACCACCAAGGCCGGCCCGGTGGTCGCCCTCAAGTTCGGCTGAACAACACCCCCTTCCTAGGAGACTCTGATCCATGAACCACGTTGCTGCTACGAAGTCCGCTGCGGCCGGCAAGGGTGCGGTCTACACGTCATCGCAGACCGCGACCCTGACGCTCGACACGCTGGGCTACGCCTATGCGTCCATTGACGTGATCGCCGGCCCTGCGGCGTCGACGTCGAGCGTGTACCAGACCCTGACTCTTGGCGAGTCGGATGTCAGCACCGGCACCTACTCCACCGTGTCGGGATTTTCTGGCGACCTCAAGCCGGCGGCCTATGCCGGCCAGACTGTGACGGACACGATGACCGTCTCGCGGCTGGACATCGACCTCCGCGGCAAGAAGCGCTACCTGCAAGTCAAGGCGAGCCCCAACACCGACACGGTGATCGTGGTCTCGGCTCGGCTCGGCCGCGGCGAGGCTGGCCCGGTCGACGCCACCGGCAAGGGCGTGAAGGTCTCGGTCGAGTCCTGATCGCTTGACACTATCGTCATTCTGGACGGCTGGCAGGGAGCAATCCCCGCCAGCCGTCTCCTTTTTCACGAGGTACCAGGATGATCGTCAAGGTGGGGAACACAGAGGCAGACATTTGCGTCGAGGCGGTGCTGTCGATGCCGCGGTTGAGCTTTACCGCCAACCACTTCGCATGGGCTCAGGCACTCATGCCGCTCGGCATTCGCCCCACGATGGGCACTGGTGCGTTCTGGGATCAAGTCAACTCTCGCATCTTCGAGCAGTTCGTTGATAAATGCCAGTACATACTCGCCATAGATTACGACACATTCTTCTGTAGGGCCGACGTTGAGCACCTCTTCACGATGGCGCTCACGTTCCAATGCGACGCACTGACCGGATTGCAGACCAAGAGGGAAGACGGCAGGCCGATGCTCACGCTCAAGGGCACGCTCGACAATCCTCCCGAGAGCGGCAGCACGACGGTGCCTGCCAGTTGGTTCGGCGAGCCCGTGCAGGAGGTGGACTCCGCACATTTCGGGCTCACGGTAATCAGCACGGCCGCACTCAAGCGATGCAAGAAACCGTGGTTCTGGTCGAAGCCAGCGCCGGACGGCACCTGGAATGACGGCAGGTTAGACCCGGACATTTACTGGTGGAAGAACTGGCGTGAGAGCGGAAACCGCGTGTTCGTGACGCCGCGAGTGATTCTCGGCCACGGCGAGTACGTCGTGACGTGGCCCGGCAAGGATCTCAGCACGCCTGTTTTCCAATGGACGACGGAGTTCACAAGCAAGCTGAAAGCCCCCGACACTGCATGGAGCGTGCCCCAATCGTGAAAATCAAATTCCAGAAGAATTACTCGACCTACCGGCCGGGCGACGTTGTCGATTGCGACGAGGCAGTGGCTCGTCGGCTCATCGCCGAGGGCACTGCCGTAGCGGATCGGCAGGCCGACCTGATCGAGACTGCGGCACTTGAGCCTGGCGGCGAGTCTGCGGACCTGACGCCGCGGCGGCGGGGGCGACCTCCCAAGGAGCGACACGTTGAACTACCGCAGCATCCGGACGGTCACGCAGCCGATAGTTGAGCCTGTCTCGCTAGCCGAGGCGAAGGGTCACTGCCGGGTCGACTCCACGACCGACGACGCCTACATCGCGTCGCTGGTGACGGCGGCCCGCGAGTGGGTCGAAGCCTACATGGACGAGTCGCTCGTCCACCAGCAGCTGACAATGAAGATGGACGGGTTCCCCGTCGAGATCGAGTTGCCGCGTCCACCGATGGCAACTGCCGGCACGACTACCGCCGTCACGGTCACGTACACGCTCGACGAGAGCGGCACGACGGCAACGCTGTCCTCGACGCAGTACCGCGTGGACCGCGACAGCACGCCGGGCGTGATCCGCACGAACTACGGCGGGGCGTGGCCGGGTCACATCATGGACTACAACGCCGTCACGGTGACGTGGTGGGCAGGCCGCGGCTCGTCTGGAAACGACGTGCCGCAGGGCGTCCGCAACGCCATCCTGATGCTCGTGGGGCACTGGTACGAGCGTCGGCTGGCGGCTGATGCCGGGGCGTTGAACGAGATCCCGTTCGGGGCGAAGGCGCTGCTCGACGCTCAACGCTGGGGCTCGTACCGATGATTGACCCTGGCAAGCTCCGCGAGCGTGTCACGGTGCAGGTCGCCAGTGGCACGACCAATGCCCTCGGCGAGACGGTGCTGACGTGGTCCGACTCGTCTGCCGTCTGGGCGAGCGTGGAGGGCGTGTCGGCACGTGAGCAGATCACGGCGGGGCAGAGCCAGACGGCAATCAGCCACCGCGTGCGGATGCGGTATCTGCCTGGACTGACGCAGTCGCATCGCTTCTCGTGGCGGTCTCGCACGCTGGAGATTGTCAGCCTGCTCGAGCACGGCAACCGCAGCGAGCACGAGGCTATCTGCCAGGAGAACACGTAGATGGCGACAGCCGGCATCGTCATCTCGGCAGACTTTCCTGACCTTCAGCGGGTCGGGGACGCTATCCGCGGGCTGGGCGACAAGAACTTCACAGCCCAGGCGTTGAAGAATGCGCTGGAAAAAGCAATCTATCCGGCGTATCTGCGGCTGCGTGAACTGTCGCCTGTCGGTCCTACCGGCAATCTGAAGGCCGCGGCCTCGCACTTGGTGAAGGCATACCCGCGTGATGGTGCTGCCGTCGGCCTGATTGGCTATCGCCGGGCCAACAGGCAGGACTCTCGCAGCGCCGCAGGCGGCAAGGTCCGTGTCTCTAGTGCGTCTGTCGGTGACCGTGCGAACCACCAGTGGCTCGTCGAGTACGGCACGCGGCAGCGTGTGGTCGGCAAGTTTTCAAACAAGCCTTATGAGCGGAAAAGCCCGGCGGTGCCGTTCGTGCGAACCCGCATGGGCCGGCAGGAGACGGTTCGCGGCAAGGGCGTCGTCCACGAGGTCAAGAAGGGACAGAACGCCTACATCGCGTCGAGCTTCAAGAGCCTCGGGCCATTCGACCTGATTCGCCAGCGAAACGGCCGGGTCCAGACTGATCCGCCGTATCCGGGGGCGTTCTTTCGCAAGTCAAAAACGCCCATCGTGATCGCACCGACGCCCGTGGGCGGTCGTGCAGGACGCCCGCCGGTTCGCACTGCTTTTGAACAGTCGCAGAGTCAGGTGGCGTTCATCCTGCAGCAGGAGCTGCGGATCAGCCTGGAGCGAGCACTGAGCACGCTCACGTTCCGCGGCGAAGGCACCCTCTCCGGAGTCTGACGATGCCTTTGAAATCACCAGAGGCTGCCGTTCGCAGCCGCCTCGTCGCGACAGCCGGTGTGACGGCCCTCATCGGCACCCGCATCTACCCCGTGATTGCACCGGCCACGGCTGCCCTGCCGTTCGTGACGTGGCGGCGGGTGGCGGTCGAGCGAGCACAGTCCCTCAAGGGACCGATCGGCACGCCGACAGTAAGCCTCTCGGTCGACATCTTCGCAGAGACCTACGAATCCGCGAGAGATATCGCAGACCAGTGCCGGCAGTCTCTGGATGGCTGGGGGGGCACATTGGAAAATGTGACTGTGGCGCGTGTGTCGCTCGACAACGAGAGCGACGGATTCGCCCAGTTGGCCGGCGGCGACCTCCCGCCGGTCTACACAGTGCAACAAATCTACGGCATCCTCTGGCAGGAGAGTTGACACATGGCGATCACGCCTCATGACGGTGCGGGTACAGTGTTCACGTTTGGCGGCACGGCCTTCACCGTCACGAACATCGTGTACAATCTGGCCGATCCGGCGACCGACAACACGATTGACGTGTCGCACCTCGGGCTCACCGCCGGCAACGCCGTCAAGACGATTGACCGCCCGCTGACCGGCAACGCCACCGACACGGGGCGGCAGGTCACGATCGACTATCTCGGCAAGGCTATCGTCGCAGACGCCTCCAGTGCCGCCATGTCGATCTCGCACGCCGGCGTGACGTTCCTGTCGAAGGACGCCACGGTCGTCAGTTCGTCGGTGACATTCGCGACGAACGACGTCATCAAGGGCCAGGCAGTCTTCAAGGTCGCACGCTGATCGTCGTGACGGAGGCATCCCGTCATGGCTGTCTATGCTGCCGGCGTTACCGTCACCTGGAACAGCGTTGCGTTCACCGAGGTCACTGACTTCAAAGTGACGCTCGGCGGCAATCTGCCGATCTCGCGTGAAGCTCCAGCCGGCAGTGCGTTCGCGCTTGACCTGGGCACTATAGAGATAGCGTGCCTCGGGACCGCGAACTGTAGCGTTGCCAACTACGGCAAGCGTGCCACGTTTCAAGTCTCGGGGCCGGGCGTCGTGTTCACTCACAAGGCTATCTTCGAGCGACTGGCCGTCGAGAAGAAGCTCAATGATGTGCAACGACACACGGTGACGCTGCGATTAGCACCCATCTAGGAGAAGAGCATGGCACTGACGGCAGAGCAGATTCTGGCGAGCGACGACCTGGGGTTGAAGAAGATTCACGTCAGGGAGTGGGGCGATGACGTTTATATCCGAGTGATGAGCGTCGGCGAGCGTGACTCCTACGAGCGGCTGTGGATGGGCAAGCGGGAGACCGGCGTCGAAAACTTCCGCACCGAGTACCTGTGCAGGGTGCTTTGCAACGAGAAGGGCGAGCTGCTCTTTACCCGCGAGCAGGTCGCCGCGCTCGCGAACAAGAGCGGGGCCGTCATGGGCAGGCTCTTCGACGAGGCGCTCCAACACAACAACATGACGGAGGCGGACGTCGAGCAGCTGGGGAAAACCTGAGTGTCTCGCCGACGCGGAGGTTTCTCTTCGCCTTGGCGGGGCACTTGAAGATGACGGTCGGCGAACTGTGCGTGCGGATGGACTCTCGCGAGTTGTCCGAGTGGATGGCTTACACGCGGTACTTCCAGGCGTTGCCCGATCCGTGGAGACAGACAGGGCTCGAGGTGAGTGCGATGCTGGCACCGTACTCCGCAAAAGGCAAGGCACCGAGTGCCGAGGACTTCAACCCGATTGAGCATCCGCCGCAGCACGAGGATCAGATGCTCGCACAGATACGAATGCTGCAGTCGGCGCTAGGAACTGGCTGATGGCGAATATTCTCGGACTCGCGCTCAAGGTTAGCGGCGACGCCAGCGGGCTGGCGAAGTCACTCACGCCTGTCGATCGTGCGCTCGACAACCTCGGCAAGCAGGCAGAGAAGGCGACGGCTGTGTTCCAGCCATTCGCCGACAAGACGGCGGCTGCGGGCAAGGCTCAGGAGGAGTTCGCGGCGAAGTTCGAAACGCTCGCAGGCCAGCTTCGCGAAAATGTCATCGCGCCTCAGGAGTACGCGGCTGCATTCGGGCAGTTGACCGAAGAGGCGAATGCTGCCGCAAAAGCATTTGAAGAGGGTCTTCGCATCACCGAGCAGGTGCGGACGGCCGAGGAGCGACGCGCAGACGAGCTAGAGAAGATTGAAAACCTTCTTGCGCAGGGGGCAATCTCTGAGGAGACGGCTGGGCGAGCTAGGGACAGAATCACCGGTGCGAGCGAGGCGGCGGCAGCTGCGGAGCAGGAGTTTGCCAGGGCTAAGGAGCAAGCGGCTCGCATAATTGAGGCAAACCTCTCATCTACCGAGCGAGCCCAAAAGCAATACGATGCCGCCGTCGCAGCAGCTCAAGAGCTTGAGCAGCGCGGCCTGCTCACGAAGGAACAATTGAACGCGGAGATCCAACGCCAGGCCGGGCTCTTCGCCAAGGCTGCTGTGGCCTCGGCACAGTACGGCGGCGAAGTGGACAAGGCCGGGGATTCCGGCCTCAAGTTCAACGAACTCTCCGGCATTCTCGGCCTGCTACCAGGGCAGATCGGCGGCGTCGCTTCGCGGCTCAGTGCGTTCGCCTCGGCGGGCGATGGCATCCAGAAGCTCTTTGCGGGTGGCGTGACGAACGCGATGACGAGCCTGGCCGGCTCACTGACGAGCCTCGCCAACCCGTTCACGCTGGCGGCTGCGGGAATCGCCGGGCTTGGCACGGCAGCATCGGCCGTGGTGTCTGGGCTGTCAAACCTTGACGACCGCGTTGAGAAGCTAGGGAACACAGCAGACAAGCTCGGCGTTTCGTTTGAGTTTATCCAGACGCTTGAAGAAGCAGCAAACCGCAGCGGCACAAGCATCGACGCGGTGAGTGCTGCGTTTGGTCGGCTCCAAAAGAGTGTTCTCGGCGTAGACGAGGAGAGCAAAGCAGCACAACAAGCACTGCAAGAAATCGGAGTGACGTCCGAGGAGTTGGCGGCACTGAATCCAGAGGAGCAATACCGGCTGATTGGCGAGCAGCTGCGGTCAATAGAAGACCCCGCCAAACGCACAGCGACAGCCGTGGCACTGTTCGGGAAAGCTGGATCGGAACTGATTCCTTTCTTCAACAACATCGCCGGTGCGGCGACTGACGTAGAGCGATTCAACGCTCGCCTGAGCAGTATCGACCGCGCAAGAATCGACGGGCTCGGCGCGTCTTTTGACGCGGTTCGCGTGTCGCTTTCTGGCGTTGGCAACGAACTACTCACTCCGTTCATCGGGATCACGCAAAGCCTGAGCGACGGTCTGGCTTCAGCGATTGCGACGTTCGGCAGAAACATCGGTGCGCTCCTCGACATGTTCTCGCCGCTCACCAGTGCTGTCGGTTTGGCGGGCAATGTGTTCCTTCAGTTTGGATCGACGCTTGGCAATCTGATCGGCACTGTGCTAGAGCCTTTCGCTGCCACCGGCCGAATCATGAGTTCCGCCATTGACCTCATTAGCCAGGCAGTGACCGGAATTGCCGGCCGCGTGAACGATGCCATCATTGGCTTTCGCGAGTTCTTCAAGTTTGAAGGAGTCGCCGCCCAGTTTTCGCAGGCATTCAATGCCATCGGCGAGTCTTTTTCCCGCATAGGCGTGATCGTTGTTCGGTTTGCGGAAGTCGCCGGGGAAGCAATCGGCCGAGTGGCAACAGTCATCGGCAGTGGAGTATCGCAGTTTCTCGAGTTCACAGGGCTTGGCACCGTACTGTCGGCGTTTGCTGACGGAGTCGTGGCTGCGTTTGGCGGATTGTGGGATGGCATCAAGCTCGTTGTGGGCCAAGTTGGCGGGTTCATCGAGCAGGTGCTTCAGTTTGCTGAAGATTGGCTGGGCATCGTCCCAGAGATTGAGCGGCCCGTACAAGCCACTGTTGAAGTCAACGGTGGCGGAGCTATTGAGGAACTACTCGCGACAAGCAAAGACTTCAGGAAAACGCTTGACGACATCACTGGCAGTGTCGGGAAAGCCATCGACGAATCGTCGAAGTTCGGCCAGGCTGGTTTCGACGCAGCCTTCCGCTACCAAGAGTCAATCGACACTTTGAAGGAGAAGCTCGACGCCGGCCTCTTCAATGAAGAGACATTCCGCCGCGAGGCCGAGAAGGCTGGCGAGGCGTTCAAGGCCGAGCTGAATCGAATCGAAGAAGACGCAAGGCTTGACATTCAGATCTCTGAGGAGACACAGAAGGCGCTCGACGAACTGCAGCAGAAGATCAACAAGGTGGCAGACGAGTCGACGAAGTTCGGCCAAGCGGGATTTGATGCTGCCGCTCAGTTTCAGCAGAAGCTGCGTGACCTTGGGCAGCAGTTTGAAGACGGTCGCATCAACGCCACAACGCTTGCGGATGAAACAGCAAAGGCGACTGCGGAATACGACAAGCAGATCGAAGGCTTCAAGAAGATCGAGGAGTTGCAGCAGTCAATCGTCAAGGCTGACCAAGACCGCGTCAACGCACTGCTTGCGCAAAACAACACGACCACAGAGCTAGAGAAGAATCAGGCTGCAGTGCAGCGAGAGCAGTTGCGGCTTGAAGAAGAAATTCGCAAGCAACGCGAGGCCGGAAACGCAATAGCCGCAGACGCTGCCGCATCGCGGCTCGCCCAGCTCGACCAAGAGTCCACCAAGCTCGCCGACCTCAAGCAGGCTGCCGACCAAGGCTTCGGCGACGGCTTTGGCAAAGCATTTGAGGCAACGTCCAAGAGCATTGAAGACATCATCGACAAAACTAAGAGTTTTGGCGTTGCAGGGCAGATTGCCGCCAGCGATCTCCGGGCAGGAATTGAGGCTGCCCAAGCAAAGGCCCGAGACGGCTTCCTCGGCAAAGAGGCATACGACAAAGAAGTTGCCCGCCAGCAAGAGATTTTTGAACAGCGTGCAGCTGGTGCCCAGCGTGTCGAAGAGTTCCTGCGTGGCCAGCTCGACGAGCGGCAGCGTGCGGAGCTTGATTTCGCGGCGCAGGTGGAGGAGCGAAAGCGGCAGGCTGCACTCAACATCCAGGCGTTGCAGGACCGGATCGCGGCGGAGCAGCAGGCCGTCGAAGTGGCTCGCAATGACGGCAACCTCAAGGCTGCGAAGGAGGGAGCCGACAGGCTCAAGCAGCTTCGGCAGGCAGAGAAGATCGAGAAAAACATCGCCGCGGGCCGGATAAGCTCGCAGCAGCAGGCCGCCGGCGGCAATCAGCAGTTCGGTGCGGCGATTGCCCAGCAGCAGAGGGCCGCACAGACACAGCAGCGGATGCTGGCGTCAGCGAACGACGCTATCGCGGCGACTGCGAGAGCCGGTGCAGAGCTTGCCCGCCGAGCGGAGCTTGCCCGTCCCGTGCAGGGGCCGGTGGCGACTGCCGACATTCGCACTGCCGAGGGTGCGAAGCTCGTCCTCGGGCTCGGCGCTCAGGCTCAAGACCCGCAGCTGATCGAGGCGAGGCTGCAGACGAAGCAGCTGCAGGGCATCCGCACCGCGATCACCAACGCGACGGCTAACTACATGAACACGCCAGCGGAGATTTTCTGATGGCAGTCGCATCCTACCGCGAGCTGGGCCGCACGATCGAAGGCGCAATTGGCGAGTCGACCGTGGCAAAGCGACGGTTCGTTGTCATCCTTGACGACAACGCCACGGTCTCGCCCACGGCGAACCTGGATGTCGTCAACGCCGTCGGCGGCGGACTGTGGGGCGTCGCCCACCCGGAGTTTTCATTTCTGAAGCTCCGCAAAATCGTGATGAACGAGACGTTCGGGGAGAATCCGTACCACGTCGAGGTCATCCTTGAGTACGCGGTGCTGACGACGAATCAGGCACTCGGGCCGCTTGACAGAATCCCAGAGTGGAAATTTGAGGTCGTGTCGGGCGAGCAGATTCCGGCGCTTTCCTACTACGACGGGACGGACAGGCGACCGCTCACGAACAGTGCAAACGATTATTTTGAAGGGCTGACCGTCGAGGAGTCTCTGACGCGAGCGACGATCACGCGGAATTTTGCCTCTCGCCCCGATGCAATCATCGCATCGTTCGGCTACGTGAATTCGGACTCGTTTGTTGGCACGAATCCGTATCAGTGCAAGCACGAAGGAAGCACGATCGAGCGTATTGAAGAACTGTGGGGTAACGCCATCGTCCCGTACTGGAAGGCGGAGTCGCAGGTGCTGTTCCGCCCGACAGGCTGGAACCTCCAGCTGCCTGACGTGGGGTTCAATTTCCTCTCGGGCAACCAGAAGCGTCGTGCGATGGTGTTCGATTTTGAAAATGGCGAATGGATTCCCAGCGCCAACCCCGTCGGGCTCAACGGCAGCGGCGCACAGACGGGCAGCTATCCGGCGATTCTGGAGCGGCGAGTGCTGCCAGAGGCGAGCTTTACCGGCCTTTTCGGCTCGCCGCCGGGCTGAATAGCGTCTGCAAGAATCGTACCCGCAAGGCGTAAAACAGAATCATGGCAGACACGACATACGAGCAGTTGCCGGCCGAGCTTGATCTCGCGTTCGTCAAGGGTGACGAATTCGGGATGGTCATCTCGATGGACGGCACGGACTTGACCGGCCACACCTACGACAGCCGCATCTACGCACTCACGAGCGTCGCTGCTGGCGGCGGGCTCGGAGCCGGCGTGACTGTTGCCGCGGGTGGCACCGTTGTGGCGTTCACCGTCACGCCGGTCAATCTCACCGCCGGCCAGGTCAACGTCTCGCTCTCGGAGGTGCAGACGGACCAGCTGGCGGCGACGGGCGTGTACCGCTGGTGGTTCAAGACGATCACGCCCGGCAACGTGACGCGGACCTATCTGGCAGGTGACGTGAGCGTGAGGGTTCCCTGATGCCGATCAACGTCTCGATTCTTGGCGAGACGGGCGTCAGTGTGTCCGTCAGCGGCAACACGGGTATCTCCGTGGTCGCCAGCGGCGGCATCGGACCCGCTGGATTCCTGACCGTGCCGGGCACGGCGACGAATGCGTTCGGCACGTTCCAGCTGGTGCCCGGACCTGGCATCACTGTCAGCACGACGAGCGGTCAGTTCACGATCGCCAGCTACGACACGGCGGCCGTCGCGGGATTCTCGCCGGTGCAGTCCGTGGCCGGGAGAGTCGGGGCGATCGTCCTGCAGGCGAGCGACGTCACGGCTGGCACGTTCGCAATTGCTCGCATCCCGACGATCTCGTACACGGCTCTGAGCAGCGTTCCGACGACGTTTGCCCCGTCGGCCCACACGCACAGTACGACGGACGTAGTTGCATTCACGGCGGCGGCGTCTGCCGCAGCACCCGTGCAATCGGTGCAGTCGAGGACGGGTGCCGTCGTCCTCACGCGGGTCGATCTCACCGCCGCCGCGGAAGTGCATACGCACTCGACCAGCGACATCGTCGGGCTCACGGCGTCGTTCTCCCAGGCGGGCCACACGCACGCGGCCGGCGACATCCAGAGCGGGACGCTCGACATCGCCCGCATCCCGACCATCGGGTACACCGCCCTGTCTGGGGTGCCGTCGTCGTTCTCCCCCTCGGCACATACGCACAGCACGGCGGACGTCGTAGCGTTCACTGCGGCGGCATCGGCAGCAGCCCCTGTGCAATCCGTGGCGGGCCGCACGGGGGCGATCAGCCTGGCCTCGGCTGACGTCTCGGGTCTGGCGGACGTGGCCACCAGCGGCTCCTACACGAGCCTAGGCAACGTGCCGCTGACGTTCGCCCCCTCCACGCACACACACTCCACCAGCGACATCTCCGGGTATGCCGGGCTGCCGCCACAGGCAGGCTACGCTGGGCCGCTGGTCACGGACGGCACGAATGCGACGTGGACGAGCCGGTATTCGATTGTGAATCCTGTGCTCGTGCAGGGCGCGGGCATGGCGTTCACCCGTGACACGTCCGCCGGCTCGATCACGATTGCATTCGCTGGTGGCACGTCTGGCCTGGCGGTTGGCTCGGCGACGCCGCAGCCGCTCGGCACGGCAGCGGCCGGTTCGTCCGCGAACGCCAGCCGCGAGGATCACGTTCACACGCTTCCGACGGTCGGGGACATCACTGCCGCTGCCGCGGTTCACACCCATGCCGCCGCCGACATCACGAGCGGGACGCTCGACGTCGCTCGGATGCCGAGCCACGTGAGCACCCTCAACGGGCTCACGGGAACGCTGACTATTGCAGCGGGCAGTAATGTGACGGTGAGCACCGCCGGCTCGACGATCACTATTGCGTCGGGTGGTGGAAGCGGTGGCTCTGCCGCCCCGGCTGCACGTTCTTTGCATTTTGTTTTTCGCACGTGAGGTGAAGGATGGCTGCTCCGAATGTTGCCGGTACCGCGACCGAGGTCTACCTGCGGACAGTGACGCTGCCCATCGGCACCGCCACGGGGTCGAGCGCCACGCTGGTGCTGGCCAACGGGTCCGCCAGTTCCGCCGTCCTCGAGATCAACTCGCTTACCGTCAATAACGTCGACGGAGTGAACTCTGCCGACGTGAGCGTGCTGCGATTCGTCGGCACGAACTCCACGCAGCTGTATACGACGATCTCGGTGCCGGCCGACGCCTCGCTCCGCGTGGTCGACGGCACGGCGAAGCTGGTGCTGCCCGAGGATCACACGATTCGCGTCTTCGCGAATGCTACCGGCGACCTGACGGTCGATGTGGCCTACGTCGAGTACAAGTGACGCCGTAGGTGACGCATGGAGCGGATCTCATTCACACGGCCTGCCGCGGCGAGGATCGCTCGCGTTGTTAGGGTCGTTGAGAATGCCCGGCCTGGTGGGCAGCCGCTAGAGACGCAGCGGCAGGACACGCTCGCAAAAGCGCGGGTATTTCGCGTCGCCACCTACACGGGTGCGTGGGCTATCGGTTCGGCGAAGACTGTCACGTTCAAGAATCGAACGTCGACTCCGAATACCGTCAGTGCGACGAATCTGTTCTTCCCCGTCACGTCGACTGCGGCAGGGAACAGAGACTGCGCCGTCGCGAAGGATGGGACGGCGTGGTATCTCATCGACGTAAGGCTGTCGACTGCTACTGCCATATTCGTGACAAAGACGTCAGAGAAGACGTTTGTCACGTCAACTGTTTCCGGGATAGCAGTGAGCGGCGTGGAGAGCAAGCAGTACGTCTCAGGGATTGCCAGCCAGCAAGTCGTCTCCGACATCGCCATCTCTGCAACGCTCAACTCAAGCAACTGCACAATCACGGTCAGCAAGCAGTTGACTATGACATCTGTTTCCGTGTGCTCAGGCGTGAGCGCAGGCTTGTTTGTTACCGCTACGCAGACTGCTGCATTTGCGTCTGGAATAACGACAGGCGTATTTGCTGAAGCAACTGCGACTGCTTCTTATCTGACAATTCAATAGCCCCGCAACGTGACGGTGTGCAATGGCGTGTCCGTGCTGCTATCAGCCCTGCTGCCGAAACGGCTACCCGACGATCACGTTCACAATATCTGGCGGGACTGTAGGGATTCCTTGGTGCGGCGCTTACGGTGCTCAGTCCGACTGCTCGCCGATGAATGGCTCTTACGTGTTCTCTGGAGAAGATATTGCTTTGGGCACAGTGGGTTCTATGACCAGAGAATTTACAATCATGCCAGGCTGCCCAGATGATCCCCAGGGAAGGTGGACATTTCAGTACCCGATTGTGGCTACGTGGCGATTCCAAATGTCATGCAACGGCCGTGGTAATTTATTGAATGGAGTCATTGGGGATGGAATGACGGTCATTGCGGAAATGAACACTCGCGCTATTTGGCAAATAGTCTGGCAAGACTTGCAGGTAGACCCAGAGGATGGGTGTTACATTAGCGGCAGTTACGGGCCTTCGCCGCCAACTACATTTTTTCACGTTCCCGGCTACTGGGGAGATCAGTGCGGCGGCCCCCCCGGCGTTTCTCAGGGCACTTACGGCCCCACAACCGTTCGCCTGGCTGCAAATATCTCGCGATGAGCTCAAGTCAAAACTGCTTGTTTGGCATCGCATCCACAGAGGGCGAGTGGGCTGTCGTTGTCTGCTCACGCTGCGGCATGAAGGCCAAGGTTCCCGTCGATAATGCAAAAAATGGCATGGTCTATTCGACCTGCAAAAACCCTTCCGGGGAGCCAGCAGCGCCGCCCATCGGCTACGGCCCCGGCACCGAGTTGAAAAAGTTGCTGGCAGCTGTCGGCATTACGGCCTCGCCCACCTGCTCGTGCAACGCTCGCGCTGCATTCATGGACGCGAGGGAGGCCGGCGAGCCAGGTTGGTGCGAGGCCAACGTGGACGAGATTGTCGGCTGGCTGCGTGAGGAGGCCACTAAGCGCGGCCTGCCGTTCCTCGACGCCGCCGGGCGGCTGCTCGTGCGACGGGCGATAGCCAACGCCCGCCGTCGCGCTTGACGCGCCTGTCACGCTGTAGGCGTCACAGGAGCGACGCCCATGCCACGGCCAAGGAAGCAGCCGAAGCCCAAGCCTGACGCCGTCATCCTGCCCCCGGAGCTTGACGACGATGACGAAGAAGGCGGCAGTGTCATCCCCGACGATGACGGCTGGATCACGCTCAAGCAGGGCAGCCGAGATTCTGGCGCTGGCACAGGCGTCGAGCCTGACGAATTGGCTCGCCGCGCTCCCGCCAAGCGAAAAAGAACTCCTCGTCGAGATTCGTGACGGCTGGCGTGCGACGCGGAATGTGACCGGAGTGTCGGCCGCATCGTTGGCGAAGACGTTGATCGCCCAGATGCCAGAGACAAGATTCCCGGCGATGAAAGGGCTCGCGGAATGGCTAAATCACAGCGGCGAGCAGTAGAGATCCTGGCGGCTGCGTCCGCTGGTTCCTCGCCGAAGCCAGCACCGGATGCCGAGCAAGTCACGCAGCGGCGTGATGGCGACATGCTCGAGGCACGGTCCACGAGCCGGCGCATCAAGACGGTCGAGGATCTGCTGCGACACATCGAGGCAGACCTTGAACGCTACGAGGTCGCCGCCAGTGAGGCAACGAAATGGGAGTGTGCGACTGCTGGAGATGACGGCGAGCCGATCGTCACGGAACTGCATCGCGTGTTCGTGCGGCTCAAGCCGCGTGGCGGCCCGACGACGAAAGAGATCGTCGAGGCGATGATTGCTGGTGCGTCGGGCGGCATTCGCCGGCCCTTGACCAAAGCTGTCAAAGCGCCGAAGCGGGATGGTCTGTGGCAAGTCCTGCCGGTGAGCGACACGCACCTCGGAAACTACGCCTGGAGCCAGACGACCGGAGCGGGCGATTGGGATCTCTCTATTGCCGAGCGGGTCATCGGCCAGGCCGCCGGCGAGTTGCTCGCGGTGGGGGACACGCACAAGCCGGCCCGCAGGACGATTGCGTTCCTCGGCGACCTCTTCCACTACGACCGAGCCGAGCGTGCCGAGACATCGAGCGGCACTCCGCTAGAGCGAGACGGGCGGCTGCAGAAGATGATCCAGGTTGGTGCGGACGTTTTGCTTGGCATCGTTGAGCGATCCGCCGAAACCTGCCCGACGGACGTCGTGCTCGTGCAAGGCAACCACGATGAAATGCTGTCGTGGGCATTCCATCGCATCCTGATTGAGCGATTCCGCAACGATCGCCGCGTGAAGATCGACGAGCGGTACACGGGCCGAAAGTATTTGACGCAAGGCAAGACGCTGCTCGGCTTCTGCCACGGCCACAAGGCAAAGCGTCGGCTCCCGCAGCTGATGGCACTGGAGGCTGCGGAAGAGTGGGCTCGCTGCCCGTACCGCGAGTGGCACACCGGGCACTATCACTCGTCGGCTGCGGAGTGGTCGAGACCGATTGAGACGCTCGACGGCGTGCTGACGCGGGTCAGCCCGTCGCTCTGTGCTCCTGACGATTGGCACGCCAGCCACGGGTTTCTCAACACTAGACAGTGCATGGAGACTTTCCTCTACGCCGCCGAGGGCGGACTCACAGCCATGCACGTTTCGACTCCGAAAGGGACACGATGACCACCACGCTCGACGAATCCGTATCCGCACTCCGCACTGCCGTCGAGGCTCGACTCGCTGGCACGCCCGCAGATGACCCGAAGATGACGGGCTATCGCCTGCCCGGTGACGGCATCCTCAACGCCAGCCCCGAGACCTACGCGGAATGGACGCCGCCAGCGTTTGCGTCTGCGAGAGTCGCGGACGTGCATCCGACGAGCCAAGCGTTCTTTGACCTGTGCGATGCCATCAAGGAAATGCACAGGAAAAAAAGCCTGGACTACGGGTGTCCGAGCGGCACGGACCCGCTGGCGAACATCCGCAACGGGGCGAAGTTTGTGGGGATCCCGTCGTGGAAGGGTGCGATGGTGCGGTTGAGCGACAAGGTGACGAGGCTCGCCGCGTACAACGCGACAGGCCGGCTAGAGAACGAATCGCTTGAAGACAATCTTTTTGATTTGGCGTCCTACGCGCTGCTGGCGTTGCTGCTGCATCGTGAAGAGCAGCAGTGTGCCGCGACCGATGAGGTCGTCGGCTGAGCCGGGCGGCGGGTTGCAGTTCGTGCGTGTTTCTCCCTTTCCACGCGCGACTCCCCGCCTGCTCGGTCAGCCGATGGCAGGAAGCACATCGCACGGCGGAGGCTCGCGGTCCGTCATACGGCGGTCGAGGTACCATCGCTGCGTGATCCTCGGGCTGGAGTGGTCGAGCAGCTTCGTCGCATCGCCGCCGAGAGCTGCGTAGTGACTCGCCGCCGAGCGGCGCAGCTGGTGGAAGCCGCTGCCCCTGCCGTGGCCGAGGCCCGCACGGGCTACGATGTCCTTGTATTTCGACCACAGGTACGTCGGATGCTGCGGCCATTCAAGCAGCTTTCCGGTGCCGCAGGCCAGACGCACGGCTTCGCACGTCGCTTCGGATAGCTGATACACGCGGTCGCGCTTCCCGCCCTTCCGGTACTCGGCGCGCACCGACAGGAACGGCGGCGAGAAGTCCTCGGGCAGACACGATAGCACCGCGCCGATCCGTTCGGCCGTCTCCCACAGCACGCTCAGGAGTGCTGTGTACCAGATGCCAGCACGCACGGCCCCGACCGTGCCGCGTGTTGCGGCGGCGGCCCGCATGAGGGCTTGCAGCTGCTCGACTGACCATGCCGTCGGCACTCGCTCTGGCAGCGGAGCAGGGGGAACGCATGGACGATCTTTTAGCACGCCGCGGTCGGCCGCGCACCGCCACAGCGACAACAACTGCGTGCGTTCTTTCTCGGCTGTGTACGGACTGCGGATCGACGCTCGATGCTCAAGGTATCGGCTGATCGTCAGGTCTGTCAGGTCATCGAGCGTCGGGATGTAGCCGAGCCACTTTGCAAACGCGCGGATCGTGCAACCGTACAGCCTCGTCGTGTTTGCCGAGCGTCCTCGCAGACGCAGCGGCCGGTAGAAGTCGTCAAAGAAGTTCTGAAGTGTCATCGGCGGGCCTCTGTTGAGGTATAGGCCACGCCTCCGTGCTGGTGTTGTGCATCCTGCTTGAAGTAGTCGTAGCGGTTGTGCGGGCCTCCTAGAGTCCTGTCCCCGCCATTTGACTCCCAGCCGTCCAACGTGGGCGGCTGGCTGTCTTTGTCACGAATACCACCGGTACGCGAACAATGCAAAAGGCACCTGAGTGGATTTCAGTCCCCGTCGCCGCCGAACTCCTTGGCTGCACGGACGTTTGGGTCATCAAAATGATTGAACGTGGCGACTTAGAAGGGTTTCGGCTCAACGGCCGAGCCTGGGCCGTCAACAAAAAGAGCGTCGAGAAAAACTTGCAAGAGTACCTCAATCGCGACCCCGCCCTTTCTGGCAGAAAGAGATCGAAACTCGTGTAGCGACTATTGACACGGAAGTGAATAGAGCCTACGAATGAGGGAGAACGGCGTGGAGCAGCAAGTGGTCTATATTTCTGGTCAGGAAGCGGCGCGGCGTCTCGGCTGTGCGCCGATCACGGTGAGTCGCATCGCTCGGCAGCAAGGCATCGGCGTCATCGTCGAGGACGGGCGGCTGGCTGCGCTTGCCACGACGGATCTTCTGAGGATCAAGCCGTTCCTCCACCCGACCGCAGGCAATCCGCTCTGGATTGCCGCGAAGAAGAAGCGCAAGAAACGCGAAGCGTGACTTTCCCAGGTATATAGGGAATTTCACACAGGGCAAAAACGCTTCGCGGCAGCACGTTTTCGCGGCACCCCCGCCTAAACGGTTGCGCCGCAATGGCTTAGACGGCCGCCAGAATTGCCGCGGAAACGTGTTTTGCCGCCCTTTGTTTTGGGCAGACCCGGGGTACGTCGACTTTTTGGCCCCCCCCCTGATTCGGCCAGCCCTATATAGAAAAGGGGCTTTTCTCCCGCGAAATACGCAGCAAAAAAGATTTTACCCCGCCCCTATTGACAGCCGATAAAGAATTGATAGAATGAGGGGGTCAACGCGGCGGACACCGCAAGACGCCAAACGGAGGACGAACGATGAAGACCAAGCGAGCCAACGCCGGGTGCTACGAGATGACCGGCACGACCACGCTTGACGGGCAAGCGGTCGAGGTTCGGTTCAACATCTGGAAGCACGAAGAGATCGCGAACACTTGGATGAGCGAGACAACGATTGGCGGTCGCACGACCGGCTGCTACTCGGACCACTGGAGCAAGAAGGCTGCTGTTGCTGCCTGCAAGCGGTGCGCCGAGCATGGCTACCGGACGGTTGCTGGCCTCGGCATCTGCCTGAACTGATTGTTCGGATATCCCAACCCCGCCGCACGGTGCGGCGGGGTTCCACGGACTCAAGACAACGGAGACACGACGATGAAGCTTCACCAGCAACGCGAGCGGCTGATCGACGGAATCCTCGGTGCCAGCACCGACCTCAAGTACCTGCGGTCTTCGATCTTGCGGAAGATGGCCGCCCCTTACGGCGACGGATCGCGGTCGAACATGGTCAACGCCGAAACGGATGTGCTGCCGAGGCTGGTCGACATCATCGAGACGCTGGCCGCAACGCTGGAGGCGGTCAGCCGCGACCCGGATGCAGCGACCAGCCGCGAACCCCAGTCGGTCCGCGTCTGGTGATTCTTCGACTCCCCGTGCTGCGGGCGTTCCGCAGCACGGGCGGGACTGACGGTACTTCAACGGAGGACGGGACGATGAGTGCAAATCAGGTGTTGGCAGTTTTTCACGCCGCGCTCAAGCGGCACGCGACAAACAAAGCAGGCGATTATCTGGCCGGGGCGTTCATCGCCGTCCCGCACCAGCTTCCGCCGACGTTGATGGACAACAGTTTCAGCCCGCCAGATACGGAGGCCGGCGACCAGCACGTCCTGGGCGACCACGACTTTCACCGCTGCGTGTCGTTGATCGACGGCTTGGACTACGTCGGGCATCAGGCCATCAAGGTGCAGGCTCTCGCCGCACAGAAGTTGCGATTGGTACTAGGCTCGGATTGGCAGGAGCGCGTCTTGTGCGACCTCTATTCCGGGACGGCGATGAGCGACCCCGACTACCGGCGATTGGCAGAGCCGCTGCTGTGGGATTGCGTCTGGCCCGAGGTCGATGCTGACAGGTGCTTGACCGGTCGGCTTGTCGACGACAGCGAAGGCTACGCCAACGTCATGAACGAGGCCATGATGAGTGAGGACGTAGCCAGGGCTGCCGGGCTGGTGATCGAGGACGGGTACGTTCACGACAGTCAGGAGGCGCAGTGATGCAGACCTTCCTCCCCTGTCCTTCGTTCAACGAGTCTGCCCGCTGTCTCGACTACCGCCGCCTTGGCAAGCAGCGTGTCGAGTGCAAGCAACTTCTTCTCGCACTCGGCGTGCCGGTCGGCGAACACATGCCGAAGCCGACGGCGTGGGCGAATCATCCGGCGGCTCGCATGTGGCGACGGCACGAGTTGTCGCTGGCTCTGTACGGTCAGGTCATGTGCCGCGAGTGGCGAGAGCGTGGCTACAACGACACGCTGCTCGACCAGTTCAAGGCGGCGTACAATTGGCTGCAAGAGATTCGGTGGGACGCTGGCAGCGAGCAGTTCGTCTACGGCGTGAACGGATACATCACGTACCCTAACTGGATCGGCTACGACGCGTTCCACGCCAGCCATCGCAGCAACCTGCTCCGCAAGGATCGTCAGCACTACAGCCAGTTCGGCTGGCAGGAGCCTGCCGACCTTCCGTACTGGTGGCCGGTCGAGAAGGAGGTGGCGGCATGATCCGCGACCTGCTCCGCACCGTCTGCGTGATCGCCGCGATGGCGTCGGCCTGCTCGCTGCTCATCGAGACGCGGCTGCAACTTGCTTCGATCGACATCGCGCAGCGTCAGGCGGTGATGCCCATGGCGGGCCTGCCGACTGCGTACCCCCAGCCTGCCCCGGCCTCGCCGCCGGGGCGGCTGCGGGCCTTCGGGCGGGCGGTTCTCGATCTGGCCGACGCCGGGCTGGGGGTAATACGGTGACCCCCCCCCAGAAAACACCGGGAAAATAGGGGCAAAAAAATAATCCACGCCCCTATTGACAGCCGATAAATATTGTGTATAATGAGGGCATGACGCGGCGGACCCCGCGGCAGGACAACGAAACGGAGACACGACGATGAACGCCAAGCAAGTTATTGAGCAGCAGATCAAGTTCGCGGACGAGCAGATTGCTAATGCTAAAGCTCGATTCAGCGACTGCGATGACCGGCTCCGCCGCGAATCATTCGACGCCTGCAAATACATCAACGCCTTGAGCGGATCGTCGCTCGGCTGCTACGCATCGAACATCGCCGGTATGGCGGTCGATATGGCGAGAGCAGCTAGTGATCTTCAGTCGGCCCAAGACTTGAAGCATCAGATGCAGAACCTTCTCGACACGCTCAACGGCTGATTGTTCGGACACCCAACCAACCACGCAAACGGAGACACGACGATGACCCCTGCCAGCAAAATGGACTTCAAGAAGATTCAAGACGCGATCCGGATGCTCGGTCGCCCCGACCAGCGGACGCACCAGACTACGAAGGTGGGCGACAACCCGGCCAACGTGGACGCCACGCTCGCCCTCATCGAGAACCTGTGTGCCGTGATCCGGCAGCAGGAGGGGCTGGTGGTCGAGGAGATCGAGTGCTGACTGACTTGCGGCTCGGCCGCGTTGGCCGTGCCGCTGGACTGATTGTTTAGGTTCGAAAACTACCGGAGGACTCTGACTATGAACGAGATGATCACTTGCAACGTGGCCGACAAGGTTCGCTCGGCCTTCAATTTCAGTATCGATAAGTTCCCGCTCCAGGGGCCGGACGGGATGCGGACTCCCTTCTACGGGCTGTTCAAGTCCGACAACGGGCAGGCCGTTGGCTACGGATCGGTCAGCGACCGCTACACGCCGCACACGACTGACGACGTGCTGGCGTTGGTCGAGGCGGCCGGCGTGGCGTTCGACGGCGTGGCCGATGTGAAGTGCCATTTTGACCACGGCCACTACGTCACGGTCCAGCCGACGAAGGAGCAGCGGCTCGCGGTGTACGGCACGAGGGACAACGTGTTTCCTCGCATCGTGATCGACGCCGGCTACGGCGGGCAGGCGTTCCGCGCCTCGCTCGGAATGTATCGCGACGCCTGCCGCAACATGATGATCCTGCGGCAAGCCGAGGGCACGAACGTGGCGATCCGCCATACGTCGAGCCTGCGGCTTCAGATGGACGAACTGATCGCGACGTTCGCTTCGCTGGAAGCGGGCTGGGGCAACCTCACGGCTGTCGTGCAGCAGATGCAGTCCCGCGAGGTTCGGATGGTCGAGTTTCTCAACGCGATCTACGGCGAGCCGAAGTCTGACGAACGCCGCTCGGTCACGATGCACCGGCACCGCACAGAGGCCATCTTCCGCCGCCTGTCGTCGGAGCGGATGGTCACGGGCCGGGGCTCGCTCGGCTCCGACTTCGTGGTTACAGGCTGGGAAGCGTTCAACGCGGTCCAGGGATACGTCCAGCACGACAGCATCCGCCGCGGTCGGCCGACCGAGATGGAGCGGATCGTGCGGGCGCTGCACGACGGCAAGGTTGCACAGGCCGAAAGGCTTGCACTGACGATGGCGGTCTAGTCCCCCGCCAGACGCCGCGTAAGCGGCAGTCGCCGTGGCGGGTGGGTTCCACCGTTCCCCCGCCCGCCACGGCTCTTTTCAACAACGAACGGCAACCAAGGAAAGGGACAACGTGGAACACATCAACAAGGGCACTCCGGTCTACAGCGCGTACATCGGAACGAACCCGGAGCTTCACTGGATCGACGAGGGAGTGATCTCGGAGATCGTCTTCAACGGCCAGCCGCTGGTGAGATGCGGCGACGCGCTAGTGCCGTATGGCAAGAAGTGGCGACTGACGAAGGCTGATGCTCGCCGCGACATTCACGCCGCGCTCATTCGGCACATCGGGAAGCTGCAGGCCGAGGCCGACAAGATGGCCGACGAGATCCTCCACGACGACCTCACTACGGAGGAGGTGACTCGTGGCGTGGCATGACTCTTTCGACCGGATGAAGCAGCGTCCGCACGTGTTGGTCGTGTGTCCGCAGGCCGTGGCACCGGCATGGGGTCGAGTTCTTGTCGGGGCATCACGCGGTGAATTCACTGCATGGCGTCACCAGCGAGACGCAGCGGCATGGGCAGCGGAGCGGCACGCGTCGATGCTCGCGCTTGATATGGGCACGGGCAAGACGCTCACGACGCTGCTCGCTCTCGGAATCGACAAGCCGGGCGTCGAGGCTGTGCTGCTCCACGACGGCGAGAACAAGAAGCGGGCAGAGAGACTTCGCAACGCCCTGCTGATGGCGGCGGGCAGAACGCTGGTGGTTGTCGTGAACTACGACAGCGTTTGGCGTGGCGAACTCGGAAAGATTATTGAAGCAACGTCGTGGGCAGCGATCGTGCTGGATGAGTCGCACAGAATCAAATCGCCGGGAGGAAAAGCCTCGCGGTGGCTGGCAAGGATTGCGGCGAAACACGACCACGCTAAACGGCTCTGCCTCACAGGCACGCCAATGCCTCACAGCCCGCTCGACTTATACGGGCAGTTTCGGTTCCTCGATCCGAACGTATTCGGCGCAAGCTATACGAGAATGCGGGCTCGCTACGCGGAATGCGATGCCCGGTTCCCGTCGAAGGTCAAGCGGTGGCGGAATCAAGATGAGTTAGCCGCGAAGCTCGACGCTCATTCCTGGCGTGTTACGGCAGACGAAGTGCTCGATCTGCCCGATGCAATCCACGAAACGATCCCGGTCGAACTCAGCCCGAAGGTGTTGCGGTTCTACCGCACGTTCGAGAAGGAGATGACGGCAGAAATTGATGCCGGCACAGTCACCGCGGCAAATGCGTTGACGAAGCTCCTGCGGATGGCCCAGGCAACCGGCGGCTACGCCCGCATTGACGGCGCGGCTGGCGTGACTGCGATCGACGGCATCCCAAGCAAGCGGCTGGCGCTGCAAGATCGGCTGGAAGATTTGTCGGCTACGGAGCCAGTGGTTGTATTCTGCCGGTTCCGCAGCGACCTCGATGATGTGGCCGCCGCGGCCCGCGAGTTAGGCCGCGAGTACGCTGAGGTGTCGGGCGAGCGGAAAGATCTCGAGCGATGGCAAGCCGGTGACGCGGCGATTCTCGGCGTGCAGATGCAGTCGGGCGGCGTCGGGATCGACTGCTCGCGGGCGGCCTACGCCTGCTACTACAGCCTCGGCTACTCGCTCGGCGACTACGAGCAAAGTCTGGCCCGTCTACGGCGACCGGGGCAGACGCGGTGCGTGCGGTACTACCACCTTGTGTGCCAGGGCACAGTGGACGAGCAGGTGTACGCGGCATTGAGGGAGCGTCGAAATGTTGTCGACGCGGTGCTGCAAAAACTTTCGCCGAGGAAAGGTGCAGTGGCATGAGTATTGAATTGGAGATCGACGGCCAGCTTGCGGACAGCCAGCAGCTTTCAAAGCTGCTAGAGCGAGTGGCCGAGTTGCAGGCCGAGAAGGAGCGGATCGCTATTGAGGCGAAGAAGGTCAACAAGGCACTTGACGAGGCCGAGCAGATGGCAGTCGAGGTGCTGGCGGCGTCGGGCCTCGACGGCGTGCGGGCGGCTGGAAAGTCGTGGTCCACTCGCGAGTTTTTCAGCGTTAGCGTGCCGAGCGAGAACCGCGAGGCAGTTGTCGAGGCCGCGGAGGAGGCCGGGCTTAGCGACTTGATTGCGGTCAACACGACCACGCTCAAGTCGTGGCTGGTCGAGAACCGCGGCGACGGCCAGCCAGCCGAGGCGGGTTTGGCCGCCGGCACCCCATTCGAGGGGCTGATTGATGAGTACCGGGAGGTGCGGCTGTCGCACCGAACGCTGGGTTGATTGTTTGGGTACGTTCTGTTTCTATTTCTTCACTTCACGAAAGGATTGGTGGCTGATGACTCCGACGGGTGAACTCATTACGGGTGCAGCGCAGAGCAAGTTTCTGGCCCTGCGTCCCGACTCGGACGTGCGTGAGGCTCTGATGGCGAACCTGGGGCCGGGTGAGACGCTGCTGGCGTCCGACCTGCCCCGCGTCTCAACGCCCGCGGCCGGCGGCAAGGTGTGGTCGTGGACGGACTCGGGGAACAACGAGCAGTCCGCGAAGAGCATCGACGGCGTGCTCGTCTACTACGGCGTGCGGGGCACGCTGTGGGGCAGCGAGGAGCCGCAGGGCAAGGCGTCTCCGGTGCTGGTGTCCTACGACCTCATGACCGCGGTCAGGGTCAACGAGGACATCGGCGACCTCGATGCCGACGTGCTGGAGTCGTGCCGCACGGGTGACCGCACCTACGATTGGACGAGGCTTCCGTACAACCAGTACGGCACGAGCAAGTCCGGTCGCGGCAAGCGGTGCAAGGAGTCTCGCCTGCTGGCGATCCTCCGCGGCGACGAGGCGTGGCCGCTGCTAGTGACGGCGGGGCCGGGCTCGCTGAAGACGGTGACCCCGTTCGTGAAGCGTCTGGCCGTGCCGCACTACCGTGCGATCGTGAGCCTGACGCTCGACAAGGTCGAGAACGCTGGCGGCCAGCCGTACTCGCAGATCGTCCCGAAGTTCGTCGGGCAGATCACGAAGGAAGAGGGCGACATCGTGCGGCGTCTCTACACCGAGCCGCTGTCCCGCGTCGCCACGCAGATCGACGTGCCGCAGGATGCGGCGTAGTCAGGGAAGGGCTCGTCGGTCATACGCCCCCGCGCCTCGTGGAGACGCGGCGCGGGGGCTTTCCTTTCACCGCACAAACGGAGGATCTGATCATGAGCGTGGGCACGCTCGCGGCATCGTACTGCCGCCTTGGATGGCATCTAGTGCCGCTCTACGGAGTGGTCGAGCCGGAAGTCTGCACCTGTATCAAAGGCAACGACTGCGGCACGCCGGGCAAGCACCCCAGCGGCGGAACGGCGTGGCACCTGTCCGCGACGAACGACGAGGACGAGGTGCTGAGTTGGTACGAGCGCAGTCAACCTGTGAACGTCGGCCTGCTCCTCGGCCCGAAGTCTGGTGTGATCGACGTGGAACTCGACGGCGACGATGCAAAGTCGGCGTGGAACGACCTCGACCTCGGCGAGATTTGGACGCCAACTTACCAGGCAGGCCGCGGACCACATCGGCTGTTTCGCTGGCGTGAAGACCTGCCTGCCGTCGCGGTGCGGAAGGTGCTCGGCATCGAAGTTCGGATCGGCAACGGCGGCAAGGCGGCGCAGTCGGTCGTGCCGCCATCAACGCACCACACCGGCATCCGCTACGAGTGGGTGCCTGGCATGAGTCCGGACGACGTGGAACTCCAGCCGCTTCCAGAGCGGTTGCTGAACCTGCTCTGGAACGATGACGGCAGCGGGCAAACGCGGGCTATAGCAAGGTCGCCGGCCCGCGAGATGCTGCATCGGCCCGTGCAGTCGGGCGGCAGGAACAACGAGCTGCACAGGTTCGCCGTCTCCGAGGCGTTCCGCGCGGGGCCGAACCTCGACCACGAACGGGAGCAGCAAGACCTGCTGCTCAAGATTCGGGCGGTCAACGCGATCCAGTGCAAGCCGCCGCTCGACGATGCGGAGTGCGTGGCGATCTACCGCTCGGCCATCGGGTTCGTCCGCAAGAATCGGGCCGCGGGTGTTTCGGCAGACGCGGCGATCATCGCCGCCGAGATGGCATCGCCGCCTGCGGTCACGGCCCGCCAGCCAGGGCTGACGCCGACCGGGTGGCAACGGGTGTTTACGGAAGTCGGCTTGTCCTACGCTCCGCTGACACCGGATTCGGACAGCGACCCCGAATGGGGGCCGGGCGAGTGGGGGCTGACCATCGTGCACAGCGACCCCATCGAGTACCGCCTGCACGTCCCGCACTGGCGGAATTACACGCCAGACCACACAGGCAACGTGACGCTGACCGTGGATCAGTACCGCTCTGCACCGAAGGTGGCGGCGCAGGTGCTGGCCGCGACGGGCCGCGTGATGCTCGACGACGACCCGAAGCGGTGGCGTCAGATTTGGGACGGCGGCTACAAGGTCCGCGACAACGTCTCGGCTGGCGACCGGTCGACCAAGCGGAACGCCCGTGGAGTCAAGGCGAAACTCCTCGACAACGCGGGGGAGGAGTGGCCAGGAGCGTCGAGCCTGCGGTACGTGCTCCTGGCTTCGTGGCTCTACGACCGGCTAGCCCAGGCTGCCCAGCCGTCCGATGATGACATTCCCGACCCGACCGGCCGGGCAGCGTGGCGGGCAGACGGCACGTTGTGGTTCGCGTGGGGAAAAATCTGGGAGGACATCGAGCGGCAGCACCGGGTTGAGACGGGAGAGCGGCTTGCCCTCAAGAGGCGTCTGCTTGCCCGTATGGGGGCCGCAGAGGATTTCCGGCATGAGGAGCACCGGCACCTCGGCGGTGCCCGCAAATCGTACGTGGTGTGGTCTCGGAGGGAATTCGCGGTGCTAGAAGATATGGCCGCGACACTGACGACCGCCGGGCCTGCCGACGGGACTTCCTAGTTATATGGAAAATTTCAACACGCCCAAAACCGCTTTGCGGCGGCTCGTTTTCCCGGCAAGGTGCGTTTCGTGCCGTAAAAACAAGTGCAGAACGTGCCGGGAAAATTGCCGGGGAAACTGTTTTTGCCGCGAGAACTTTTGGGAACCGCGATTGTTCACCCCCCTTCTGGTTTTAGCAAGGGCAATCTAGTGAAGATAGCAAGACTCATCGGCGCGGCCGGCAGCGGCAAGACGACCGAACTCCTGAAGATCATGGAGGCGGCGTTGCCTAAGTTGGGCGGCAATCCCCTTCGCCTTGGATTCGCCAGCTTCACGCGGGCCGCGCGGGCCGAGGCGGTCGGGCGGGCGGCAGCGGCGTGGAACGTCGCCCCGTCGATGCTCGACGGCGAGGGGTGGTTTCGCACCGTCCACTCGACAGCCCGCAGGTGCTTGGGGCTAGAGCCTGGGCAGCTGATCGGCAACTCCGCGGCCGACACCGAATGGATCAGCAACGCGCTCGGCGTGAAGGTTTCGACCAGTATCGACGATGACACGGGCCGGCAGAAGTTCGTCGGCGGGCAGGAGGGGGCCGCGCTCACGTGCTGGGAGCGGGCAAGAAACACGCTCCAGCCGCTCGACGAAGTCGTGCGAAAGATGCGGCGGCTCGACGACGACGTACCAGACTACGCGGCGGTTGTTCGGATATCCGAACGGTACGAGATGGCGAAGCGGCTAGGAGATCGCCTCGACTTCTCAGACTTGCTCTTGCGGTTTTCCGGTTTTCGCCTGCATACGGTTGACGGCATCGCGAGAACGGAGCCGGAAGGCGAGCTGCCAGACGTATCCGCGTGGCTGTTCGACGAGCAGCAAGACGCCAGCCCCCTGCTCGACGCTGCCTGCAAGCGGCTTGTCTCGGCTGAATCCGTGAAGTGGTGCTACGTCGTGGGCGATCCGTTTCAATCGATCTTCGGCTTCGCGGGGTCAAGTGCGGAGTGCTTCCTTGGTTGGCCGGCGGAGAAAGAGCGGACGATGCCAAAGTCGTATCGCTGCCCGAAGCCGATTCTTGAACTCGGCGAGCGGTGCCTGCGGCGGATGCACCGCGGCTACTTCGACCGCAAGGTGGCACCGGCCGATCACGAAGGTCGCATATTCGACTGCGAGACAGAACTTCCATTCATCCGCGCAAGGCCAGACGAGGAGTGGCTGTTTATCGCTCGCACGAATTATGAGGCGAATCGGCTCTACGCCAGCCTGCACGCGGCAGGAAAGCCCGCGAAGTGGGTAACGCAGCAGGAAGGGGCGACGGCGCGCGGCACGGGCCTCGCCGCCCTCTACGCCTTGGAGAAAGGCCAGCACGTCAGCGGCAGCGAGTGGGCGCGTGCGATTGAATTGTTGCCATGCACGAACAAAGACAAGGAGCCGATGCTGGACCGAGGCGTGAAGACCGGCTGGGCGAAGAAGCACTCCGACGAGTGGGACGTGATCTTCCCCGACGATCTCCCGAAGGTCGGCGCGACCGAGCCGCTCGTCGAGAAGATTCGCAGCGGCAGGTGGTGCGGCCTCGTGGACCGCGGCGAAGAGTGGCGGCGACACGCCGAGCGGTGGGGGCCGAAGCTCGTTGCCGAGACGAAGATCCGCGTCGGGACGATCCACTCGGTCAAAGGCATGGAGGCCGACAACGTAGCGCTGCTCACGACGGTCGGCAAGCGGGTCGAGCAGGGCCGCGAAGACTGCCAGGACCAGCACGATGAAGAGTGCCGGATTGCCTACGTCGGCGTGACGCGGGCACGGCGGAATCTGTACGTCGTCAACGAAGGGCGGCACGGGAAGCCGGTGCCGCGTATGGAGGTTCTGTGAAACACGGCTGCGTCACGTTGGCGTTGCCGTGGTTTTGATTGAATGGATTCAAGGAGAGCAATCATGCCAAGGAAGAAGATCACGTCGAGCTCGAACAACCAAAAGTCGTTTACGGAGATTCGTCGTGTGTGGGGCGAGATTGAGGTTGTGGATTCCGACAAAGACTTGCGCGTTTTTATCCGGCCGGAAGACGTGTCGTCCGCAACGCCTAAAGACCCCGGCTGTTGCGTGTTCGCGCAAGCGTGCAAGCGGCAGTTCGCTGCGACGAAGGTCTTGTTCTGGAGAAGCGTTGCTTACGTTGAACTCCCAGGCCCAGACGGCACGCCGCGTGTCGAGCGGTTCTCGCTGTCGCCGCAGATGCGAAACCTTATCGAGAACTTTGACAAAGGGAACCCGATACCGAACGTCGCAGGCTTTGAACTCAAGAAGCCAATCAAGTCTGAGACGCTGTCGCACAAATCAAAAAAGCAGCAGGAGTTTCAGCAGAAGCGAAAGGCCGCGCTGCTGAAAGGTTCGTACGTAAAAAAAGGCAAGCAAGGCGAAGGCGCAAACCACAATGCTCCGGCCGTGCTTGTCGATCTGCGTGTCAGGCTTGGCTCTGGCCGCGTTAGTTTCCGGAAGGAAACGACTAAATCATGATCGACTTCCACCCCCACCCGGAACCGTGTTACCGCTGCGAGGCCGTCGCGTGGGATCACGTCGGCGAGTTTGTCCCACGCAGGGGCAAGCTGCAGGACGTGATCGAATGCGCGTTCTGCGGAGTGCGACTGCGGGTCGACGCCGTGCCGCGGTCGGCGACGGCTTCGCGGCCAACCGACACGGCAGAGTTCCGCTTCCAGTTCGGCAGGTTCCAGGGCATGACGTTCGCCGAGGCCGACGCCGAGCCAAATGGGCGGCGGTATTTGGAGGTGCTGCGCGACACGAACGAGAAGCTCCGCGAACGGATCGCGGAATATCTAAGTCACGCCGCACCCTCGGCGTAGTGGCTGCTCAGAATCATCCCAGCCACACGGGTCGCCCAGCCGGGAGTGGCGAGTAACGCCGGCCGCCAAGGACGGCTCCTATCCGCCGCCCCGCTGCGAACTCCGCGCAGCGGGGCGGCTTTTTGGGGTTGACGCCCCCGTCAGGATCACTACGTTGTTCGGCTACGGAAACAACCGGAGGCACGGATGCCAAGGGAATCTTCAATCGTCGCCGCGATTGTTCGGGTAGCCGAATCACTGGGCTGGAAGCCCATCAAGATTCATGGCGGGCCGTACCAGCTTGCGGGCTTGCCCGACCTCCTCTGCTTGCAACGCGGGTACGCCGTGTGGCTGGAGGTCAAGCAGCCAGGCAAGAAGCCAACAGAGATTCAGCGCCGGCGCATGAACGAACTAGAGACTCGGGGAGGGACTCCGTGTCACGTCGTCACCAGCAAGGAGGAAGCGTATGCGTGTCTACGAACTCATGCGGCGAGTTTCGGTTGGCCCGTTGACGATCCGCCTGTGGATCGAAGCCGACGACGGCCTGTGTGAACACTGCGAGGAACACGCCGACGAGTTGGCACTCTGTGCCGCAACACTTGCCGACGAAGAAGACGATCCGATGGTGCTGGCTGAAAAACTTGCGAACACGTTGAACGGACTCAACGCGGTTGAGGTTGTTGACGCGAGCGGAAGCGGAGGTCTGGTCTATCCAGATTGGCCATGACAGTCGAACAACTTTGCTGCGTGTGTCTTGGCGTCATTGTCGAGGCGATGACATTCGTCTTCGCCCTCATGATCGGTGCGTCACTGCGAAGGAAGGAACCTTCAGATGAGACGAGGCCGCCCCCGCGAGCCAGCTGCCCCAAGTGCCCTCGATGAAAGGCTTTCACTTGCTTCGCTTCGCAGCTCGCCGTGGGTTGCGAAGAGAATCAAAGAGCTTGGCTTGCAGGGAAAGCTCGTCAAGGGCTGGACGCCGCCATACGTCAAGCTCTTAGATTTCCACTTGCAGCACGTCTCCGAATGACAATGCTCCAGCACATCGACGCAATGCCACCTTGGCTTTGGTTTGCAAGCGTTGCAGCTCTGGCGGCCCTGCTATGCCAGGCATCAAGAGAGCCATGACGAAAGAAAGACTGCCGCGTATTTCTTACTCGCTTTGCCCTCAAGTGTCGGAATATACCGACGGTATATCCGCACGCACCGAGTCAAAGCCCACGCTCACCGCCGAGGAGGAGGACGAAATGAACACCATCAGTCGCGACGCCTACGAGGGCGACCTCGTCAGCCGCCTGCGCAACTGGCGTGGCCTGCACATCGCACACAGCGGCAGGCTGTACGAGGAGGCGGCAGACGAGATTGAGCGGCTGCGACGGCAAGGGGGTGCGGAGTGACGTTTCTCAATTACGACGATCAGGTCCGAGCAAAGGGTTCACCGTGGACTGGCGGCGTCGAGATCGCTGCTTTCGGTCGCCTCAGCAACGGAGACACGAAGGTCGCAACAGTTCACTGGGAGACGACCGCCGCCGCCGCAGAGATGAGGACTTTGCTCACGCTGCGCATGGAGCAGGCACAAGTCTTGATGGACGACCTGTGGAACGCCGGCGTGCGACCGACGGAGGGCGCCGGGTCCGCTGGAGCCATGCGTGCCGCACAGGCTCACATCGCCGACCTTCGGCGTGTCGCGTTCAAAGTCTTGGGGATTGATGAGGCGACTAAATGAACAGACGCAAGATCATCCAGTCGATCAGTTCCGCCTGCTCTGCTGCCGGCGTGCCCCACGCCGGCGAGTTCGCCGTCTACGGCAGCGAGCGAAAGCCGACGCTCGCCGTGATCCACTCAGCCGTCGTCCTGAAGCCTGAGCAAGTCGAGTCGATCCGAGAGTGCTGGAATCACCTGCGGAAGGCCAGCCCCGGCCTGCCGCCGTGCGTCGTCCTCGATCGCGGCCTGACTCTGGAGATGCACGAGACTGACAAGCTTGTCGAACGGGCCAAGGCCGTGCTGAAGAACATGCGTAAGCGGCGGCAGGAGCGGTGTACGCTCACCGCCGAGGAGCGGGAGGCGATCCATCGCGCCGAGGCGCGGCTGCGAACTGCGTATGTGCCAGATGATGAGACTGCCGCCACGCTCCGCGATCTGCTGGAGCGTCTCGCTTGACGCAGTCTCTACCGTGAGTCGCATGAGGCCGCGCAGTGCGGCCTGGCTCACGGAGGATTGCCATGCGTCTCGCACTTCTTGCTCTCGCCGCCCTGCTCTGCTCGGCGGCTCACGCGGACACCGTCTGCATCAATGGACGATGCAGCCTGCTGCGTCCCCAGCGTGTCGTTGTCCACAGTGACGCACCCACCAGCGTCATCGTCAGCACGCCGCGTAGCGTGACTGTGGTGTCCGCCCAGGAGCACGCCGACCACCTGGCGGCGACGAACACGTTCAGCCACTGCGGACGCCGTGGAAGCGGCTACGAAGGGCTTGGGTTCGCGACTGCCGGCCCTGACGTAGCGTGCCAGAACGCTTGTTTCTGGGGAAAGAAGCGCGTCCGCGAAATCGGCACCGCGTGGTGCCCGGCGCGTCGCGGCTGGATCGCAGTGGTTCGATACGAGTGACCGATAGGCAAGCCCGTCCAGCGCCCTGATGCTGGACGGGCTTGCCTCGGGCGCGAGGTGCAATCCAAATGAAGCTCGTCTGGTTCCCATCGTGGTCATGCCAGAACTACAGCGCTGGCCACAGCTACGGCCGAAAATGCCCCTACTGTCCATACTCAATCGACAAGCAAACGAACCGCCTGATCTTTGACAGCAAGATCACGTCGTCCGACGAGCGTGCCCCGGCCGCGGACCTCGTCGCGTTCTTCAACGCCAACTACGACGCGATGGGCGGGCACTTGGAGATTAGCGGCGGCGAGGCGCTTATGCGTCTCGACCTGCCCGAGATCCTCGCGGCGATTCCGCATCGCTGGGCGATCACGAGCAACACGCTGATGAGCACGGCGATTCAGCGGCTCATCGCCACGGGTGCACTCGAGCGATGCGTTGCCTGGACTGCGTCGTGGCATCCGTGCAGCGGCATGGAGGACTCGTACAGCCGCAGCATCCGTATGCTCGCGGAGTGCGGCCGTCCTGCTCGGGCCACGGTCGTGATTGCCGACTCGACGGTTTCGAAGCTCGCCGAGACGCTCGCGTACCTCCGCTCGCTGCCGCTGGCGGGAATCAACTGGCACCTCGACACGCATGGCCCGGCGGACGTGTCGCACCTCAAGGCGGCGGCGGAGGAGATCCTCGGGCCGGGCAACGTCTACCTCGCTGGACCGCCGCCGCAGGGAAAGCTCTGCAATCGGCACGACAAGCTCATGGCAGTCGGAGCGGACGGCTCGCTGTATCAGTGCGTGACGTTTGCGTATCAGGACATCGAGCCAATCTGCAAAGTCGACGGCAGCGTGCGACTGGACGAATTGGAGCGTCGCGTCCAGTGGTGCGACGCTGTCTGCTTTGCCTGCTGTGACCACGTGAAGCACGAGGGCTGAGTGATGGAGTCTCCGCCGGATCACCTGCTGTACCCGCTTGACGTGTTCGTCGAGGACTTCAAGGCGAACTACGAGCGAGGCGTCGACGGCTGGCGTGATACCGACGTGGCATTCGTCGGGCTCGCCCGCAACTGCGACAAGTGGCTGGCGGGCAATCTCGCTCGCCTGGTGCAGCTGTGCGACGGCGTCCGCTCGTGGCGGCTGCACGTCCGCACGAACGACAACACCGATGAGACGCCGCGGGTGCTGCATGAGTTTTGCCAGGAGTATCCGCAGGCGTCCTACATCGACCAGACGCTCGGCCGGCGGCACTACGGTGCCGAATGGGCTGGGCCGCGGACGCAGGCGCTTGCGGAGTACCGGACGGAGTGTCAGTCGTGGGTAAGGGAGTCCGCGTCGAATGCCAGCTTGGTCGTGGCAATTGACTTCGATATGTGGGGCGGCTGGAGCCACGCAGGATTCATGCACGGCGTGGGAGCACTGGCTGACAATCCGCACGCTTACGGTATGGCGAGCGTGTCGCTGATGCGGCACTTCCAGATGGTGATGAGCCCCGCGGGCGAAGCGAAGCGGGAGAGAACGTGGCTGCACTACGACTGCTGGGCGTTGCGGCTCAACTCGAGCTACGACGACTACACGGCAGGCATGGGCGGATGGAAGCATTCATGGCTACCGCCTGTGGGATCGCCGGTCGTTCCGGTGGCATCTGCGTTCGGCGGGATGACGATCTACGAGACCGGCGCGTATCTGTCTGGCACCTATGACGGCAGCGACTGCGAGCACGTTCCGTTCCATGCGTCCATCGCGGCGAAGACAGGCAGGTCACTCTACCTCGATCCGGCGATGAGGACGGTGATGTCGTGGCTGGAATGACGTTCGATGGCCACAACTGACTGGCGAACCGTTGATCGCGAGCAATTCGTGCGCGATTGGCGTGCACACATGACGATTGGAGAGATATGTCAAAAGCACTCGCTGACAAAAGATCAAGTAATCCGACTGCGTGATGTGTTTGAGTGTCCGAAAAGAATGGACAGAAGGCTACGCCAAAAACCAAAGAGACAAGAAGACCCCACGCCTGAGCATATTGAGAGATGTTGCATCATCCTTCGCAATTCTTGGACTGAGCGAGAAGAGCGATTTCGTCGGCAGTATGTTCCAGAGTGGAGTGTGCCGTCAGCACCTGCAACACCTGGCGCAACTCTGGAGTGTGGTGTGTTTCGCATATCGTGCAGCGTGTCACCGTCAAGTGAGATCAGCCCTGCTGTTGCGGCAGCTATTGGCGCAAGAGTGAACTGCAAACAAATGAAACTTGCCGAAACAGACGAATCAACATTCGGCATAGCGAGGGTGGTAGATGCCTGGCGGTGACGCATGGCTGGAATGACGGCGACGATCAACGTGCTTTCGTTTCGTGCGGATTGGGATTCGCACATGCCGATTGCTGCGCTCTGCGTCCGCTACACCATCTCCAAGGATCAGGTCATCCGCCTGCGTGACCTGTGGGATCTGCCGCTGCGGAACAATCGCCGTCTGCGGTACAAGCCTGCCCGCGGCGAGACGCGCGACCCGACGCCGGCCGAAATCGAGCAACGCTGCAAGGAAGTGCAGGCGCGATGGGATGATCGCACCAGGCAGGAGCGGTCGGTCATCAAGCCTCGGCCGGTGACGCTCAAGAGAATCGAAATGACCGACGAGGCTCGCCAAGCGTTCGACGAGCTCCCGGTGGAAGAATGAGTCGCGAGCACGACTACATCGAGCGGCGGATCGTCATCGAGTACGGGCGGCGGTACGTGTACCTCACGATGTCAGACGCCACCGCGAAGCTCGTGCCAGGGCGGGAGGAAGTCTTCACGCAGCCGTTCCTGCTGGAGCGGCGCGACGCCCACGACGAGGCGGATGACTGCTGGCAGGCGTGCTACCAGCACATCAGCGACGCCGTCGTGTTCCCGATGCCCCTGCAAGGGGACGGGGGGCAGGCGGCAGAATCGAAGGAGGACGATTCGCCGCCCTCTGGATGACGCTGCCGTGGACGCCGCCGACAACCTCCAGACAGTCGCCGCCAAGGCCAATGCGTTCCTGGCGAATGCCCGCGAGCAAGCCGCGGACGGCCTGACGTGGGCCGAGTTCGGCCGGCTGCTCGTGCAGCTGTTGCACCTGCTCGTCGCCGGGCTCGACGCCGTGACGACGCTGTCGGGGCCAGAGAAGAAGGCGGTCGTGCTGACGGCCGCCGCCGCCCTGTTCGATTCGTTCGCTGACAGGTGCGTCCCGCTGACCGTCTGGCCGGCGTGGCTGCTGATTCGGCCGGCGACTCGCGTGCTGATCCTGTCGCTCGCTGCCGGTGCCATTGAAGCCCTGCTCGCAATCACGAGGAGAGACCCCGCATGATGACCTTGCTCATCGTCGCCGCCGCCGTGGCCTGGCTCATGTGGCCGACCGGCAAGGCGACGCCATCACAGGCGATGCCGCTGCCGTCTGACCTGTTCCGCGTGCCGCCGCCTGCGGCACCAGCCACGCCGGATGCCAGGGCTGCGATTGACAGCCTGCTCGCCGTGCGTGACCGGCTGTCCGCTGGTGGCCCGCTCGACGAGGAGAGCGGTGCTGCTGTCGACCGCCTCTGGCTGGAGCTGCTCCACGGGAGCGCCAAGCGATGAGCCGAGAGAAGGGAATCGTGTTCGCCGCCCTGCTTGCCGTGGCGGCACTGGCTGCCGTTGTCGAGTTCTCGCGGCGTCCAGGCGAGGACGTTCGCCCCGAGCCCGGCCTGTCGCTCCGGGGTAAGTTCGTTGGGCCGTCGGCGGCCGATGACGCTGCCGCGTTCGCCGGGCTGTGCAGAGGCATCGCCGACGCCTTGCAGGCCGACGGCCAGAAGTCCACGCCACGAATCACCACGGGCGTTCAGCTCGAGGACGTTCGTGTCGCTGCCGCCGAGGGGCGATTCCTGCCGCGGACGCTGACACGCGAGCAGCCTCACGCTACCGCCGCTGCCGGCCGGTATCTCGATGAGGTGGCCGGCACATCTGGCGGGCCGCTCGACACGACGACTCGTGCCAGATGGGTCGCGGCGTACCGCACGCTCGCCGATGCCGCCGAGGAGGCCGTCCGATGACGCTGCTCGATCATGTGTGGGAGGTCGTCGACAACGCTCTGATGCTGTGCTGCTGCATTGCCGTGCTCGTCGTGGCCGCGTCTGCCATCGCGTGCCCGGTCTACCTGCATCTCATCCACGCGGAGCTTGTCCAGATTCGCGAGCAGTCCGCCTCGTGTCACTGCAGCGATGACCGCGGCCCTGGCCCCGTGCTGCCGCGAGTGCTGCCACGCCTCCGCAATCTCGGGGAGGCAGACGATTGAGCCATCGACGCAGCGTCTGGACGATATCAGCCATTGCATTCGTCGTGTTCGCGGCGATTGCTGGAGCCATCATTGACCACTACACGCATCGCCTACTGAAGCGCGTCGATAGCGGCTTTGGCTACCAGCCGAATCCCGAGGGCGTCCGTCTGTTCCTCGGCGAGCTAGCCCAGCCCACGTTTGCAGAGGCTGGTGCCGACGCGATGAAGAACGCGACCGGCCGCGACACGTTCCTCTATCGTGCGGTCGACATTGCTCACCAGCGGAAGTACGGCACGCCGTGGCGGTCGTGGGACCAGGGCTCTGCGGGCACGTGCGTCTCGTTCGCGTTTGCTCTCGGCGAATACACGGCGGAAGCGGTCGACCACGTTGCGGGCAAGGTGAAGGAACCGCCGGCGGCATGTGCGACCGAGCCGGTGTACGGCGGATCGAGGACGGCCGCCAGAATCCCGCCGATGGAGAGAAACAACGGAGGAGACGGCAGCTACGGAGGTGCCGCGGCTCGTTGGCTCACAGGGAAGTGCACCGACACGACGCTTGGCGGCGTGCTCTATCGCCAACAGTACGGGTCGTTCGACCTGACGAAATACTCCATTACGCTCTCTCGCGATTGGGGACGCAACGGGGTGCCGCTCGAGTTGGCCCGTGAAGCCAACAAACGCAAGGCGAAGTGCGTGCAGGTGCAGACCTGGCAGGAACTCTGTGCCGCGATTGAGCGTGGCACGCCTGTGGCCATCTGCTCGCAGGTGGGCTACGGCCCGACGCCGCGAGTGCGTGACTCTGACGGCGCACTCTCCCGCGGCTCGTCGTGGTCCCACGCCATGCTCGTATGGGGCGTGCGGCACAAGCACAACGGCTCGCCCGACGACATGGGGCTCATTCAAAACAGTTGGAGCACCAACTGGGTTTCGGGACCGAAGTGGCCCGACGATCAGCCTGACGGCTCGTTCTGGGCACGCCGTCGCGACATTGAGGCGGCACTGCAACAGGGGGGCGACTCGTGGGCGATCGGCACGAGCTACGAGTGGCGTGACCTTCACAATGCCGATTGGGGGCTCGCACTATGACGCTGATCGTCTGGGCAGTGACCGGAGTCATCGCGGGCAGCATCGCGAAGGCGATCCTGCCGCTGCAGTGGCCCGGCGGCTGGGTGCCGTGTGCCGCTCTTGGCTGCCTCGGTAGCGTCGTCGGCGGCCTGCCATTTGGCCAGGGTCCGGCAGGCATGGTCGGCTCTGTGATCGGGGCTTGCGTCGTGTTGTATCTCTACACCGCATGGAGTCAGCAGTCGTGAGCGCCACACAAAAGAAACTCGCCGTCGCGGCCGTCGTCCTCGTGGGCGTGACGTGGTGGTTCGCGACCGCACCTGACTCTCCGATTCGCCCTGAGCCTCCGCGTCCCGACCGGCCGGTGCTGAAGTTCTTCGCGAAAATCGGCAAGCTCGCGGCCCGCATCGGGCTCACCGCCCTGGTCTTCATGGAGCCTGCACCGGCTGACGCCGACGAGACACAGATGGCTCACGCCGTCCTCGGCATCGACGGCCACGTGCAGCTGCGAAACGAGAGGTGGTAGATGCACGCTCTGTGGCACTGGCTGCTCTATGTGCTGACGTGGTCGTCGGCCGATCCCGGCGTGATTGACGCGGAGCGTGCCCGCACGGCCGGCAGTGTCAACGTCGCCTACGCTGGCCTCGCACTCGAGCCGACGCCAGTACCGAAGCCGCAGGACGTTCCGGCCACGATTGAGCCTCCGAAGCTGTGCCAGCAGTGCAGCGGCACAGGCCGCATCTACCGGCCGGATGGTGGATGGGTGAAGTGTCAGTGCGGTGCGTGCTCGGCTGATCGCTGCCAGGCGAAAGGCAAGGCGACGCGATGACTCGACCGCGTGCAGGATATGTCGGATTCACGCGGACGCCGACATCGACGGCGGCGTCTGGGATCTGGACGCTGCGAGAAGCAGAGGCGAGCAAGCGTGCGGCAGCGTGGCCAGACACGATTCTGCCATCCGTCTCGGTGAGCTACCTCGTTGTCGCCGGTGGTGGTGCTGGAGGAACGTGGTGCGGTGGTGGTGGTGGGGCTGGTGGGCTTCTGTCGGGCACCGCCAACATGACTCAGGGTCAGTCGTACACCGTGACTGTGGGGGCTGGGGCAGCACAGACGAACAGCAATGCGACAGGCGCAAACGGCTCCAACTCGTCTGCCGTTGGCGTGACTGCCACGGGCGGCGGCGGCGGCGGCGGATTTTCCAACGGAGGTGCCAACGGCGGCAGCGGCGGCGGCGCGAACGGCGGCGGCAGTGGGATATTTTACGCCGGGACGGGTGTCAGCGGGCAAGGTTTCGCTGGCGGCATCAACGCCAACGGCGCGGGGGCCGGCGGCGGTGGTGGAGCGGGGGCGGTCGGCCAGAACGCGCCCGGGCATCAAGGCGGAACGGGCGGCATCGGAGCGACGAGTTCGATCACCGGCTCGTCAGCGTACTACGCTGGCGGCGGAGGCGGGTGGTCAGACAGCAACGGCACCAGCACGCCGTCTGCGGGTGGGAGTGGCGGCGGCGGGCAGGGCGGCGGCGGTAATGCTTCCACTTGGAATCCCAACGCCGGCACTGCAAACACAGGAGGCGGCGGAGGTGGTGGATGGTTTGCGCCAAACAGCCAGTTCGGCGCTGCTGGCGGCTCTGGGATCGTCATCATTCGCGCACCCGTTGCTGCGGCGTCGACCACCGGCTCGCCCACAGTCACCACGGCAGGCAGCGACTACATCTACACGTTCACCGGCAGCGGAAGCATCACATTCTGATGGCACACTTTGCACACATCAACGACGACAACATCGTCACGCAGGTCATCGTCGTAAGCAACGACGAACTGCTGGTAGACGGCGTGGAGAGCGAGGCGAAGGGCATCGCGTTCTGCGAGTCTCTGTTTGGCGGTCGGTGGTTGCAGACGAGCTACACGGGACGATTCCGCGAGCGTTTTGCTGGCGGCGGGTTCCGCTATGACGAAGTCGCCGATGTGTTCATATCGCCGCAGCCATTTCCATCGTGGTCGCTGGACGAACATCACGAATGGCAGCCGCCTGTGCCGCACCCGGCTGATGGCTACGTGTATCTGTGGGATGAGGCCACGCAGTCGTGGCGCGAGGTGAGCTAGAACGCGGGTGCATGGGTAGCGAGATAACGGTGCCGACAGCGGCATACCCTGACAGCTAATGGAGGTAGAGATGTCGTCCTACGACCAGCTCCCTGGTCAGCTCAACCTCTCCGTGCGTGGCGGCGACCGCCTGTCGGCAGAGATCGACTTCAACCCGATTTCGCTCACGGGCTTCACGATGGCGGCGACGATCTCGTCGCTCGTCGGCGGCAACACGCTCGCCTCGATGACGACGACGCTGACTGACGCGGCGGCCGGAAAGGTCAACGTCTCGTTGACCGGCACGCAGACGGTCGACCTGCCGCGTGGCACGTACCGATGGGATCTGACAGCGACCGACGCCGCCAGCGTGCGGCGTAGCTACCTCACTGGATTCGTCGAGGTCACTCGCTGATGGGCATCACAGTCTCCACAAGCCCGCAGCAGGTCACGGCCTCTGTCAGCGAGGACAAGATCACGGCGGCCGTGAGTTCGCAGGCGGTCACGGCGACCGTGCAGGCGGGCGTCGGTGCCAGCGGTGCTGCCGGCTCTGCGGGGGCGTCAGGATCGAGCGGCGTCGTGACCGTGTCGGCACCGCTCACCAACAGCGGCACGAGCTCCGCGGCGGCGCTTGCTCTGTCTGTCGGGTCTGGCTTGGACGTTTCGGCCGGCTCGCTCGTGGTGTCAGCCGTGCCGCTGTCGTCGCTCGCTCAAGGCGGTGCGACTGCCGGCCAGGTCGTGCGGTGGAACGGCACGGCGTGGGCAGTCGGCAACGTGACGGCTGGCAGCACGGCGTGGGATGACATCATCGGCAAGCCGACTTTCGCGACGGTCGCCACGACGGGCAGCTACGCGGACCTGACGAACAAGCCGACGATACCGTCTGCGTACACGCTGCCAACCGCAACCGACAGCGTCCTGGGCGGCGTGAAGATTGGATCGGGCATCAGCATTGACGGCAATGGAGTCATCTCGTCGGCCAGCTCGTATACGCTGCCAACGGCTACGGGCTCCGTTCTCGGCGGCGTCAAGATCGGCAGCGGCGTGAGCATTCTCGACGGCGTGATCTCGGTCTCGACAAGCTACGCGGCCGTCTCGCACACGCACGCGGCCAGTGCGATCACCGACTTCTCAACGGCAGCGCTCGCCGCCGTGACGTGGACGACGATCACGGGGAAGCCGACGTTCGGCACGCTGGCAACGCAGGATGGCACGTTCAGCGGCACGTCGTCCGGCACGAACACGGGCGACCAGACGATCACGCTCACCGGAGATGTCACCGGCAGCGGCACTGGCTCGTTCGCGGCAACGCTCTCGAGCACGGGCGTCTCGGCCGGCACCTACACGAGCGTGACGGTCGACGCGAAGGGGCGCGTGACGGCTGGCTCCTCGCCGACGGTCGCGTACTCGTCGCTGTCAGGAGTGCCCTCGACCTTCTCCCCGACGGCACACAAGTCATCGCACGCAGCTGGCGGCAGTGATGCCCTGACGGCCGCCGACATCGGTGCGGCGTCGACGAGCCACGCCAGCACGCACGCAAGTGGCGGCAGTGACCCGGTGACGGTTGCGGCCAGCCAGATCACCGGGCTGACGAAGAGCATCGCCCGCCTCTCGCCGAGAGATAATCAGCCGCCGGCCAGCGCATTCGCCACGCTCGACACCCGCAACAGCGTGCTAGTCCTAGAGTTCGACGCCGCGGCCGACGAGTCTGCCGTGTTCGTCGGCGTCGTACCAGACAACGTGTCGCTGACGAGCGGGCTACTCGTGAGGCTGTCGTGGATGGCCGACACCGCCACAAGCGGAAACGTCCGCTGGGGCGTGCAGTTCGAGGCCGACGGCACAGACCTCGACTCCGACTCGTTTGACGCTGCGGCTCTCGTCACGTCCGCTGCCAACGGCACGAGCGGCGTCGAGACAATCGCCGAGATCACGATCACGACGATCGACTCGCTTGCCGCAGGGGACCGCTACCGGCTCAAAGTGTACCGCGATGCGGATGACGCAAACAACGACACCATGACCGGAGACGCTCAACTCGTTGCCGTGGAAGTGCGAGCGGCGTGATGGCAAGAAGCTTCAACGGAAGTAGCCAATATCTGCTCGCCTCCTCCGCGCCTGCGACCGGATTTCCGATGACGCTCGCGGCGTGGTGCAGGCCGACATCCATGACAGGCACGCGCACGGTGATGGCTGTAGGGCAGACGCCAGCGGCGACGAGACACAGAAATCAGATTGTCATGCTGTCGACCGGCGCGCTCCGGCTAGCTGGCGTGTCGTCATCCACAGCCACAGTCGACACCACGGCGACCGCGTCTGTGAATCAGTGGGTTCACGCTGCGGGAGTTGTGACATCGCTCAGTGGCCGCACCATCTACATGAACGGCGGCAACGCAGTGACCAGCACGGCGACTATCGGCGCGTACAACACGTTCACTGAAATGGGCATCGGGGCGCAGCAGTCAAACACTGCAAGCACATACGAAAACTTTTGGGCAGGCGATCTGGCGGAGGTCGGCGTGTGGAATGTTGCCCTTACAGCCGACGAGATTGCCAGCCTTGGCAGGGGCGTGACGTGCGATCAGGTGCGTCCGCAGTCGCTGGTTTTCTACTCGCCGCTAATTCGCAACATCGCCGACATGGCACGCGGCGTCACGCTGACAAACGTCAACACGGCCACCGTATCCAATCACCCCAGGGTTTACGCATGACGCTTTACGTCAGCACGGCCGGCGAAATCCGCGACTTGCCAGACGATCTCTTCGCTGCATGGGGCGAGGCCGGGAATCCCAAGGCCGCCGCGTGGACGCTGCTGCCGCCTCGGCCATCAGACGCTCACCAGTGGATCGGCGGCGAGTGGGTGTTGCCGCCACAGCCTGTGCCGGAGTCGGTGACGGCACGCCAGATTCGCCTGTGGCTGGTGCGGCACGGCGTGTCGCTTGCCCAGGTCGACGCTGCCATCGACGCGATACAAGACGCACTGGCCCGTGAGGAAGCCAGAGTCGAGTGGGACTACGCGCCCTATGTGGAGCGGTCGCACCCGATGCTCGTGCCGCTCGCCGCAGCCCTCGGGCTCGACGAGAGCCAGGTCGACGATGCGTTCCGCCAGGCGTCCACGATCTAGGGTGAGCCATGCCACAGCGAATCGAGTTCATCAAGGCCGCTCGTGCGAATCACCAGATCCGCAGGCGCGACAACGGGCCGAATGCCCACAAGCGAGGCTACTGCTCGCCGCAGCACAAGGCGTGGCGGCTGGCTGTGCTTGAGCGTGACAACTGGCAATGCCGCGCCTGCGGTCGTGTGTGTGCCAAGCGACGCGAGGCCCACGCAGACCATGTGCTGTCGGTGGTGAGCAGGCCCGACCTCCGCTACGACGTCGCGAATGGCCAATGCCTCTGTGCGTCGTGCCACAGCAAGAAGACAGTGCGCGGTGGTTGACCCGGGGGACGTGGAACTTTTGGAAGCCCGTAGGTTGACACAGGGTGCATATATAAAGAACGGAGGCCACACCCGACCCCATAGGGGGGGCACGGCAAAGGCCGGCAACGAGGTAAACCACAGGTGATCCCCGCGCGTGCGTGGCCGGGGGTTTTCGGCCCCCCCCCTCTACGAGTCTCAAATCTGCGTTCTCCGGCCCGTTTTCCTCCACCAATAGTTCCCCTATATGAACATTCGAAACCGCGTCAAATCGCTCCGTATGGTGCCTGCCAGCGATCTCAAGCCCAATCCGAAGAACTGGCGAACCCACCCCAAGGCCCAGCAAGACGCCCTCCGGGGCGTCCTCTCCGAGATCGGGCTGGCCGACGCCTGCCTCGCCCGCGAGTTGCCCGATGGCTCGCTCATGCTGATTGACGGCCACCTCCGAGCCGAGACGCTTGGCGACGGCGACGTGCCGGTGCTGATCCTCGACGTGAACGAAGCCGAGGCCGACAAGTTGCTTGCCACGCTTGACCCGCTTGCTGCGATGGCCGACTCCGACGCGGCCAAGTTGGATGAACTGCTCCGCAACGTGGATACCGGGAGCGAGGCGTTGCAGCAAATGATGGCTGCGACTGCGGCGCAGGCAGGGCTCTACGAGTCGCTCTCGGACTCGACCTTAGAAGGCCCCGAAGGCGGCGATGACGAGGAGAGCGAGAATCCATACACCGACAAGGTCGAAGTTCCTCCGTACGCGAAGATCGGAGACAAACCAGACCTGTCGCAGTGCTTCGATGAGGCGTACTGCCTCAAGCTCCTCAAGGCGATCGACGCCAGCGATCTACCCGAAAACGAAAAGCACTTCCTCCGTGCTGCCGCTTATCGGCACGTCGTTTTCAACTTTCAAGAAATCGCCAACTACTACGCTCACTCCGAGGCCGACGTGCAGCAGTTGATGGAAGACAGTGCCCTCGTGATCGTTGACCTCGACGCAGCAATCAAAAACGGTTGGACGCGGCTTGGGCAGGCACTTGATGCGGCATATGCCGAGGAGAAGGAGACTGCCGATGTCGAGTAAGAAAAAGCCCAATGGCCGCACATTTGCCACGTTCATCTTGACCCACGGCAGAGCAGACAGCGTCCTAACGTACGACGCGCTCAAGCGCAGCGGGTACACCGGCGACATCTACCTTCTCGTAGATAACGAAGACAAGCAGGTCGACAAGTACATCGACAACTACGGGGATGAGGTACTCATCTTCGATAAGAAAAAAGTGGCCGAATCGGTCGATGCGTGCGACAACTACGGCAAGCGCAATTCAGTTGTGTTCGCTCGCAACTACAACTTCGCGATCGCTAAAGAACTCGGCCTGAGTCACTTCTGGCAGCTGGACGATGACTACCCGACATTCCATTGGTCTATGACCAACGGCTTGGAATACCTCACCACGACCACTGAGTCAGTGATCAAGAACCTCGACCCAGTGATTGACGCATGCCTTGAATTTCTCGATGCGTCCGATGCGGCGTCGGTTGCGTTCGCGCAAGGCGGTGACTTCATTGGCGGAGGCGGCGGACGATTCGTGAAGCTTGCGCAGCAGGGATTTTTCTCTCGCAAGGTCATGAACAGTTTCTTTTTTCGCACTGACCGACCAGCCACATTCCGCGGCCGAGTCAATGATGACGTGAACTTGTATGTCGAATGCGGGAGACGAGGCCAGTTGTTCGCAACTATCCCACGCCTTCGTATTCAACAACCTGCCACGCAAGCAAAAAGCGGAGGCTGCACGGACGTGTACCTCGACCTGGGCACCTACATCAAATCGTTCTACTCTGTCCTCGTCGCTCCGTCGTGCGTGAAGATTTCGCGGATGGGCGTGACTCACAAGCGAATTCATCACGCCGTGACGTGGAGGAATGCCTGCCCAGCAATCATCGACGAAAAGCACCGCAAGCCGAGGGCTGCGTAGTGCGAGTCGACTACCTCGTTGTCGGCTCTGGCCTGACAGGAGCCGTGATCGCTCGCACGCTGGCCGATGCGGGCCGAGAGGTCTTGGTCGTGGATCGCCGCAGCCACATGGGCGGGAACGTCCACGATCACGCTCATTGTTCGGGTATCCGAATCCACACCTACGGCCCGCACTATTTCCGCACGTCGTGCGACCGCATTTGGGAGTGGGCGAGCCGGTTTGGATCATTCTTTCGATACGAGGCCGCGCTGTTATCAGCCGCGGATGGCGACCTTGTGCCGTGGCCTCTTGGCGAGTCCTACGTCCGCAAAAAGGTCGGCGACTCATGGTCGCCGGAGTTTTCGGGCTCGCCGTCCAACTTTGAAGAAGCAGCGTTGTCGATGATGCCGCGAGTCATCTACGACAAGTTCGTAAGGGAATACAACGAGAAGCAGTGGGGCGTATCGTGCAAAACGCTTGACCCGAAGTTGTGCAGTCGGTTTGACGTTCGTCCCGACGATGACCCTCGGCTTAAGCCTCACGCAAAACACCAAGGCATCCCGGTCGATGGGTATGCTGAATGGACGCGACGAATGCTTGACGGCATCCCCGTCGTGTTGAACTACGACTACTTGAAGCGGCGGGACGAGATTCACGCATCAAAGTGCCTCGTGTTCACCGGCCCGATAGACGAGTTCTTTGGGTTCGATCTCGGCAGGCTTCAGTACCGAGGCCAGCGGCGAGACCATCGGTACGACCCAGACGCGAACTACATTCAGCGGCGTGGTCAGGTCAACAACCCGACGCACGCGGGAGGCCCGCACATTCGCACGTTGGAGTGGAAGCACATGATGCAGCCCGACGTGGCAAATCGCATTCGCGGCTCTGTCGTAACAACCGAGATTCCATTCTCGCCCACCAACCCATCCGAGTACGAATACCCATTTCCAGATGACACCAATGCGGCACTTTACGAGCGGTACCGGAAGCGGGCAGATGATTGTCGTGATTTACTGATCGCTGGCCGCCTTGGTGAGTACCGCTACTACGACATGGATCAGGCTATCGGACGGGCAATGACGCTAGCGGAAAAGCTACTGTCTCCAGTTAGACGCCAAATAACACAGCACAGCACGATGTAGGAGAAAACCATGGGCAAACGCGGCCCCGCCCCCGAGCCTTCGATTCTGAAATACATTCGCGGCAACCCGTCGAAGGGGTCGCTGCCATCGAGCGAGCCTACGCCTGCCCTCGTGCCGCAAGACTTCCCGCCGCCTAAGACGCTCGACGCGAAGGGCATTGAAATCTGGAACGACACTGTGCCAAAGCTCGCGCGGATGCGCGTGCTGACCGAGGCCGACGTGCCAACGCTGACGCGATACTGCATCGAATCGTCGCTCTATCTTGCCTGCTATGAGAAAGTGAAAGTCGGCGGCGAGGAATACACGCACTGGGAGCCAGACCCAAACCGCACCGATGGAAAGCTCCGAATCAAATACACGCAGGTCGCCCCGTGGGCAACGCAGATGCACCGGCACCACGCCGCAATGCTGCGGATTGAGCAAGAGTTCGGCATGACGCCGAGCAGCCGGTCACAGGTAAGCACGACCAATGGCAACGCCGAATCAGACCCGATTGCAGCCTTTGTCCAAAAGCGCGGCAAAAAAACAGGGGCTTGATTACTGGTTCGACCCCGAGCGGGCCGTTCACGCCATGGAGTTTTTTGAGGGCTGGCTGCGGCACAGCAAGGGAAAGTTCGCCAATCAGCCTTTTCTGCTGCTTGATTGGCAGAAGGAAATGATCGCGGAGCTATTCGGCTGGGTGCGTGTCGCCGACGATCTGCGCCGCTACCGCGTAGCGTACATCTCGACAGCAAAGAAGTCGGGCAAGTCTACGATCCTCGCGGGCATAGGTCTCTATCTTCTCGTCATGGATGGCGAGAATGGGGCCGAGGTCTACGGTGCCGCGGCCGACCGCGAGCAGGCATCGGTCGTGTTCCGCGAGGCCGCAAGCATGGTGCGAGCCTCCCCCCTGCTCTCGCAGCAGCTAGAGGTCATCGACTCTCGCCGCACGATTGCGTTCCGCAAAGAGGCGTCGTTCTACCGCGTCCTATCGGCCGATGCGTTCCGAGCGGAAGGCTTGAATATCCACGGGCTTTTATTTGATGAGCTTCACGCCCAAAAAGACCGCCGCCTGTGGGATGCACTTCGCTACGGCGGTGCCGCTCGCGAGCAACCGCTGCTCTGCTCAATCACCACAGCCGGCTACGACCGCAAGGGCATCTGCTACGAGCAGTACCAGTACGCGAAAGCTGTCGCGGCAAACTGGAAGCACGACCCGACGTTCTTTTCCTGCATCCACGAAATGGAAGCCGACGCAGATTGGAAAGACCCCGACGTGTGGCCGCAGGCGAACCCGTCGTGGGGCGTCACGATCAAACCGGAGGACTTTGCCCTCGACGCTCGCGAGGCCGAGCAATCGCCAACCAAGCTCAATTCATTCCTCCGCTACCGGCTCAATACGTGGACCTCTTCTGACGTTCGGTGGCTGTCGCCGGAAACGTGGCAGCAAGGCTCCCTGCCACTCCGCGCATTCGGCGACCGGCCCGTGTATGCGGGCCTTGACCTTGCCACGACCTACGACCTCTCGGCCCTCGTCCTCGTCTGCCCAGATCCCGAGGACGGGAGCATTGACGTGCTGCCGTTTTTCTGGATTCCCGAATCCAATGCCGTTGAGCGGAGCCAGCGGGACAAGGTGCCGTACACCGACTGGATACGCGATGGACATCTCCGCACCACGGACGGCAACGTGACCGACTACACGGTTCTCCATCGCGACATTTCCGCCATCTGCGAGCAATACCGCGTGCGACAACTGGCGGTCGACCTAAAGTTCAACGGACAGATGATCGCCAATATGCTGCAAGGGGACGGGGTTGAAATGAGAGGATTTCCGCAGGGCGGTCGCGCGATGAGTGCGCCGGCCAAGGCTCTGGAAAACTTGGTCGGCAATTCCAAGATTCGACACGCAGGGCATCCTATCCTGACGTGGTGCGCTGGAAACGTCGCGGTGCACGAAGACCGCTACGGGAACATTTATCCGAGTAAAGCCAAGTCAACGGAACGAATCGACGGCATCGTCGCCTTGTGTCAGGCGATTGGGTGCTGGGTCATAGCCGACCAAACGCCGTCACAAACGCCCGAGATCTTTTTTCTATGATCGCTCACGAACACCGGATTCTCTGGCTCCCCGGCGAAGAGCGATCGTGGGATGACGATGGCGGCGGTCGCTCGCCGGCCGGCGTGCGAATCACGCCAGAGAATGCGACCTCGGTCGCGGCGGTGTTTTCGTGCCTGCGGATTTTGGCCGAGACGGTGGCGGGCCTGCCGCTCCACCTGCTTGAGCGGACGCCTGGCGGCGGCAAGCGACTCGCCCGCGAGCTGCCGCTGTATCGCAAGCTCCACTCGCAACCAAACGCATGGCAGACGAGCTTCGAGTGGCGCGAGCAGATGGTGATGCACGTCGGGCTGTGGGGCGACGCCGAGAGCGAGCTTGTGCCAGGGCAGTCAGGTGCGATCGACCAGATCGTGCCGCTGCATCCGAGCCGGATGAAGACTGAGACGCTGGAGAACGGTCGGCTGCGGTACACGTACCGCGAGGCGAAGGGCAAGCAGACGATTTACACCGACGAGCAGATCCTGCACGTCCGCGGCCCAAGCGACGACGGCGTGCATGGCATCTCGGTGGTGGAGGAGTGCCGCGACGCGATTGCCCTGGCTCGTGCGTGCGAAATCCACGGGGCGAGGTTCTTCGGTGCCGGTGCCAGACCGGGATTCATCCTCTCGACCGACAACCAACTCAACGCCGATGCTCGTCGCGAGCTTGCAGAGAACTGGAACCGCAAGCACCGCGGCTCGTACAACGCTCACGAGACGGCCGTCCTCACGGGCGGGCTGAAGCCCTACGAGGTTCCATACGCGAGCAACACCGACTCGCAGTATCTGGAGTTGCGGGAGTACCAGCTGCGCGAGATCGCCAGGCTGTTCCGCATCCCTGGCTATCTGCTGGGGATTGAGCCGGGTACGCCGCAGGCCGAGATTCAATTCGTCACGCACACGATCATGCCGTGGCTGCGGCGTCTTGAGTCGGCATTCATGCGTGACCTGATCGTTGACGACGAGCGGTATCTGGTCGAGTTCGACGTGCGGGGGCTCTTGCGTGGCGATGCCGCCAGCCGGTCGGCGTACTACCGTGCGATGTGGGACATCGGCGTCGTGTCGACCAACGACATCAGAGCCAGCGAGAACCTCGACCCGGTCGATGGCGGCGACGAGCGGTATCGGCCGCTGAACATGGGGACGCTTGGGGCACCGCCGTCAGTCGGCGACGTGCTCGCCCAGCAGCAGCCCGGAAGCGGCATCGATGGCCAGGCTGTCGAGGGCGGCGTTGCTGCGGCAGAGCAAGGCCAGCCAGCCGAGTCGGTGGCCGCGAGCGAGACCAGTTTGACAACGGCAGAGGTGTCGTCGCTCCTGACGGTCGTGAAGCAAATCACTGACGGGATGCTCTCCATCGACGCGGCCCGTGCCATCATCGCGGCAGCGTTCCCGGTGCTGTCGCCCGCACGGGTCGAGACAATCCTGCAAGGCGTGCAGGCACCGGAGCCGGAACCGCTGCCAGATCCCCAGCCTCAGCCAGTTCTGGCAACGCGAGCGATGACCGTCAGTATCGACTTCGACAGGACTTTCGCTGCCGATCCGCAGCTGTGGGGGGAGTTCGCCCGCAAGGCGGTCGCGGACGGCAATCGTGTGGTGATGATTTCTCGCAGGCCAGAGTCAGATCGAGAGGAGGTGATCTCATCTCTCGGCGACTACGCCGAGTCGTTCTCCGACGTGCTGCTCGTGGGTGGTGACACGCTCAAGGCTGACGCCGCCCAGGCGGCTGGGATCAGCGTGGACGTGTGGGTGGATGACTCGCCGCAGTTCATCCGGGGCGAGCAGCGTGCCCAGCCGGGCACCGTGTCGGAAGGTGACTTCGTGTCGTGGGATTCCTCGGGCGGCCGTGCTCGCGGGCGGATTGACCATGTGATGGATTACGGCACGCTCGACATCCCAGGCACTGACTTCAAGATTGACGCTACGAAAGAAGATCCGGCCGCACTCATCACGCTTTACGAAGAGGTGAGCGGCGGGTGGCGACCGACCGAGACGCAAGTCGGCCACAAGGTGGCGACGCTCACGAAGATTGACCCGCTGCCAGAGCCGCCGCCGGTCGAGGAGAACGCCTACGGCAAGCCCAAGCGGAAGGGGCGGAAGCGTGGCAGCTAGGTACGACCACATTGACTTCACGCCGCCCGCGGGCGTGCGGGAGGAGGCGGCGAAGGGGCTGGCATGGCGAAGCGAATACGGCCGCGGCGGCACGGCAGTCGGCGTGGCTCGCGGACGCGACCTGAGCAACGGCACGACGATCAGCCCCGAGACGGCACGCCGGATGAAGGCGTATTTCGACCGGCACGAGATCGACAAGCAAGGCGAAGGCTGGAGCCCCGGCGAGCCGGGCTTCCCAAGCAACGGGCGGATCGCGTGGGCATTGTGGGGCTCCGACCCCGGGTGGGCGTGGAGTCGCAAGCTAGTTGAGCAAATGAACGCCGCAGACGAGGAGAACCGAAGCATGATCGAGCGACGCAGTCTGTACGAGGAAGAGTCCGCCGACCTGCCGCTGCTCCGAGTGGAGTCACGCTCCGAGGAAGGTGCCGCGGAGTCGCGGTGGATCGTCGGCTACGCCGCGAAGTTCGGCGTGAACTCGCTCGATCTCGGCGACTTCGTAGAGCGGATTGACCCGCAGGCATTTGGTATCGTCGCCGAGCGGCGTGGGCGCAAGAAAGCGCTGGAGACGCGAGCCCTGTGGAACCACGACGCAAACTTCCCGCTCGCTCGGTATCCCGGCACGCTGCGGATGAACGTGGACGACATCGGGCTGCGGTACGAGTTCCCCGTGCCAGACACGACCTACGGCCGCGACCTCGCTGCGAACATCGACGCGGGCATCGTGCGTGGCTCGTCGTTCTCGTTCCAGATCGCGCCGGGCGGCGAAGCATGGAGCGTCGAGGACGGTCGCAGTATCCGCACCGTGACGAAGATCGACTCATTGATCGACGTGGGGCCGGTCACCTTTCCGGCTTATCCCGACGCCGACGTGAGCGTAGCCCAGCGATCCTTCAACGCCTTCCGCAGCCAGCGTGACGCCGACTCGTCCCGGCTCCTGGCCGTGCAGGCACGGGCCGCAGACCTCCGCGAGTACCTCCGCAGGCATGGCCGCTAGAACGAACGACCCATGCAGTTGCCGCCGCGGCAGGCTGGAAATCGCCAGTAGCCAGCGGCACGGCGACTATCAGGTGCGGTACCTGCGGTGCCGCGCCTGCGGCTGCACGGACAAGCATGTGCTCCATGCGGTCGAGGTCCGCCGGCTGAAGGTCGGCTGATTCGTTTACTGTCGACGCCCTTTCACTGCAAGGGTCGCGGGGTCTCTCCGTAGTTTTGAGTGTGCGGGCGGCAAGCGTCGCCCATCCCGTACACAGGAGTTTCACAAGTGGACAAGCTCAAGAAGCTGCTCGACGAACTCGCCGCGGTGGTTGCCGAGATGGAAGCGACCTCCGAGATGCCGTCGGAAGGTGACGCTCCCGCGATGAGTGCCGAGCAGGAGGCCTCCCTCCGCTCGCTCGAGACCCGTGCCGCTGGCCTCCGCGAGCAGATCGAGCTGCTGCAGCGGATCGAGGCGAAGCAGGTCGAACTGCGTGCCGTTCTGGAGCGTGCCGCTCCCGCCAAGACGGTCGAGAAGACCGAAGCCCCCGAGACCAAGGAGTCCGTCGTGGAAAACCGCAACTACGCTGTCCCCCGTGCGACCGGCAAGCTCAAGGGCTTCGTCGGCCCCAACGCCGAAGAGCGTGCCTACCGTGCCGGAATGCACCTCAAGGGCTTCGTGCTCGGTGACGAGGAGGCTCGTCGGTGGTGCCGCGATCACGGCGTCGAGAGCCGTGCCCAGGCCGGCGGCATCAACTCGCTCGGCGGCGTGCTCGTGAGCGAGGAGCTGTCGAGCGAGATCATCCGGCTCGTCGAGGAGTTCGGCGTGGTGCCGTCGGAGTTCCGCCGCGTCTCGATGAACACGGACAGCATTCTGGTCGCCCGTCGCACCGGCGGCCTGTCGGCTCGGCCGATCGGCGAGAACGCTGCTCCGACGACCAGTGACGTGACGTTCGACAACGTCAACCTCGTGGCGAAGCTGTGGGGCATCGACAACCGCGTGCCCAACAGCCTGCTCGAAGACTCCGTCGTGGACCTGGCCGACGCGATGGCAGTCGAGGTGGCGCAGTCGTTCGCGGAAGCGTTCGACAACGCGGGCCTCATCGGCGACGGCGGCAGCACCTATCACGGAACGACTGGCGTGGCGACCGCCATCAACGATGGCACGCACACCGCGGGCGTGGTGACGGCGACCAGCCGCACGACGTTCGACGCCTTGACGCTGACGGACTTCACCAACCTCGTCGCTCGGCTTCCGCTGTTCGCTCGGCGGTCGGCGAAGTTCTACATCAGCCCGGCCGGGTACGGCTCGTCGATGCTGCGGCTCATGGTTGCCAACGCGGGCAACAATGCCTCGGACATCGCTGGCGGTGCGAACCTCCAGTTCCTCGGTTTCCCGGTCGTTCTCTGCCACCCACTTCAGTCGGCCCTCACCGGCACGACCGGCACGGTGGCCTGCCTGTTCGGCGATATGAGCCAGGCAGCGACCTACGGCGAGCGGCGTGCGGTCACGATCAAGACCGACGGCAGCCGGTTCATCGAGTACGACCAGACGCTGACCTTCGCGACCGCTCGCGTGGCGATCGTCGCTCACGACCTCGGCTCCACCACCAAGGCCGGCCCGGTGGTCGCCCTCAAGTTCGGCTGAACAACACCCCCTTCCTAGGAGACTCTGACAGATGAACCACGTTGCTGCTACGAAGTCCGCTGCGGCCGGCAAGGGTGCGGTCTACACGTCATCGCAGACCGCGACCCTGACGCTCGACACGCTGGGCTACGCCTATGCGTCCATTGACGTGATTGCCGGACCTGCGGCTT